GACTAAGGACATTCCTAAACATCAAATAATCGAAAAGCGGGAATACTTCCGTACGATTAAAGAAACACAAACAGTATGGTCTAAGATCAGCATCTGTCAGTTTAGCTGGCGTTGCATGTTTGTCAAGAACCCCAAGAGTAACGATGAACGATGGGTTGAAAGCCAGCGTGTTGCTTTGGTGTTGTTAAGTGATCCTGAGAATTATGAGGACCTCAGATCAAAGTACGCAGATGCTCTATACTTTCACGCAACAGGCATACGTCCTGCATGGGTGCATGGCAAAGAGACTGTGAATAGAATTGGTGGGCATATCTTTTATAAAGAGCGCGATACCAATAAATACTGATATGAGAGCCATTGAATTCATATCAGAAATCGCAAACCCAACCCGTAGCCAGTGCAAAGGTGGACACAGTATGAGCCGTGTCCGTTATAACCAATGCGTTAGTCTAGGGTATACTGCCCATGACAGCGACCACACAGATGGTAGCGGCCAACAGGGCAAGAAAGGTTCCGGAAAACCCCTAAAAGGCAAAGCCGGAGCCAAGGGACAAAGCGAGCGTCACGGCGGCGTAGTCAAAGACTACAGCGGCAAATAAGGAGACCACAATGGTTTTACACAATAACTTCCTCGCGGAAGCAGTTCGGGTACCTAAAACACTAGGTGAAGCAATACACACGCTAATGATCCATTTGATCAATTCAATACCAAAACCACAAGATCGTTAAACCCAGCTAACCCTCAGATAATTACTACTATGAAAATAGCTTTTAATTACTGAGGGTTTCTCTTGAGTGAAATAAGTCGCATACATAAAATAATACCAATCGCTAACGAGATAAGTCCTACATTTTGTTTGGCTAAATGGCACCACACAACTATCTATCTACAGAGCGGACAGACACATAGTTGTTATCACCCACGCCCTCACGACATACCATTAGATCTAGCAGATCCTGGCGTATTGCACAATACTCCACAGAAGACACTAGAGCGACAACAGATGCTAGATGGTAAAAAACCTAGCGGATGTCAGTATTGTTGGAACATAGAAGCATTGGAAGGAGATCATATTAGCGATCGACATGAACGCAATGCCAGTATCTACACAGAAGAAAGACTTAGAGCTATCAAAGCTAATCCTCTAGCTCCTGTAAATCCAGAATACATTGAAATCAGCTTTGGTAATGAGTGCAACTTCAAATGCGGCTATTGCCATCCTAAGCATAGCTCTGCATATTATAAAGAAATCAAAGATCATGGTCCTTACACAATGGTTAAGAATCATCGTAATGATATAGACTACCTTACAATCTATGAAGAAGAAACCAATCCATATGTTGAAGCATGGTGGCGGTGGTGGCCAGAAGTCAGCAAGACTCTAAACATCTTACGCATTACAGGTGGTGAGCCTTTACTACAACAGTCAACATGGAAGTTGTTGGATGACCTAGCAGTTAATCCAAAACCCAATCTAGAGATTAATATCAACAGTAACCTTGGAGTTAAACCTGTGCTAATGGAACGCTTGGTCGTTAAGGTTAATGCATTACTCAAAGAAGGCAAGATCAAACATTTCAAATTGTTTACCAGTATAGATACATGGGGAGCACCTGCCGAGTATCTACGCACTGGCTTAGATCTTGCTGTATGGGAAAAGAACCTAGACACATATCTAACTAAGACAAAACAGCCAATTACATTCATGTGTACATTTAACATACTAACTGTTACAAACTTTAGTTCATTGTTGTTTAAGATACTAGAATGGCGTAGGAAATACAACAGCTGGTTTAGTCGCAAGCAACGTATCCGCTTTGATACACCTTACCTAAAAGAGCCCTTGCAATACGATATGAATCTATTGCCCAAAGATGATTACATGCCCTATATGGAAATATCATTGGAATATATGCGTAGAAATAAATTTTCAGAATTAGAAATTGAAAAGTTTAGTCGCGTAGTAGAGTACATGAAACACACAAATTATGACGATAAAAAAATTAATGAAGGACGTAAAGATTTTTACAATTGGTTTACTGAGTATGATCGACGACGCAATACAGATTTTCTCAAGACCTTTCCGGAACTTGAATCCTTCTACAACAGTTGCCAAACCTTATCTGCTTAATTTTGTTTTTGAACAAATTGATCCAGGTAAAGAAAACCTAACCCAGTGCCCTGATATATTAAGATCAGGCGCAACTAGGTTTCATCCCTGTATCCTCGCTGATACTACTCTCAAGTACGACCTGTATGAAAAACGTAAAACAGAAATAGTTCTTAGTGAACAAATATTTAGAGTAGAAGACGCTCCTCAACAATATGTGATAGCGTCAGGTGTTAGACACCATCCTGTAGATTGGACAGAACCTAAAGGTGGTAACAGTTTGTTTCATTGGCTAAGCCCAAAATATCTAAAAGACCTACAAGAAGGTCGCGCAGTATTGTTGTTAGATCAATGTTTAGAAGGATATCATGTTCCTTGGCTATGGAATTGGTTTCACACACAATTTATCAAATACAACATACCTCCAGCAGGCGTGATTTATGCCACCGGCGATCTAACTGTAGAAAGTAGTTATGATAATTGGTGTACATCGAATAATATCAAAGATAGAATGAAGACTATTCCGTTTCCGCATTTTGAAAATCACGTGCAATGGATCGCAGAAGGCCTAGATCTAACTATCAGTTTTGACAAAGAATTGAAGTACAAAAAGACACATGCAATTAAGACTTTTAACTGTTTGCAAAAACGCCCCCGCCCACATAGGTCCTGGTTCTTTTTAGAATTATACAAAGCAGGATTGTTAGAATCAGGACTGGTAAGCACCAACACATTTGAATATGTTTCAATAGAAGGTCAGCAACCAGACCCTGTAGTTCTCCAGGAAGCAAGATCTATGCTACCTTTATTGATAGATAGTACTCCTAACAATGTTTTGGACGATTCTTTTTATATCAATAGAATTAGACATGATATTTGTCAAGACACATGGATAAGTGTAGTCAGCGAACCCATATTTGTGGACAGTGATCAATCTGTTTTTATAAGTGAAAAGACTTTTAAGCCTATTGCATGTATGCATCCTTTTATTATATTAGGTGGCAAGGGGTCCTTGTCTAAACTAAGAGACATGGGCTACAAAACATTTAGCGATTTTATAAGTGAAGAGTACGATGAGTTACCAACCTTGGATAGAATGCAGGCTATTATTGATGTACTTAAACAGATAGATGCTATCGAAGATAAGATATCCTGGTATGAAAGTATGAGACCAATTTTAGAACATAACTATAATCTATTTCATGCTAAGAAAAAAATAAGACCTCCAGCATCAAAAGAACTAATTATGTATTGCAAGGAATACTTTAATGTACACTAAACACATCCCACAGATAGCTCCTGGATCTAAAGTCTTAATAGGACTTGGTGACAGCTATACTCAAGGAGTTGGCGCATACTCTGAAGAGACTTATTGGAAAAATAACTATAAAATAGAAGTTTTTACTCAAAAGCCTTCGCTTATAGCTGAACAATATGAAGGAAGTTGGGTAAATCAAATCTGCCAGAAACACCTAAAAGGTTGGATTCCAGTTAACATGGGTCACGCAGGAGTAGGAAACAGAGCGGCAGTAAAGCAACTATATCTTAACACACAGGTTAATTTAGAAAACGCTGAAGAAGTAATTGTAGTGCTTATGTTAAGCGGGTTAGAAAGATTTGATTTTGTAAGAAAAGACTATAGTACTGAGGACCATTATACTTTTGAAGCCATGTGGCCAAATCCTCAAGATCCTAATGCAAAAAATAGATCGTTATGGCAAGCCTACTCCGACCATGTGTATTCTGATGTTTTTATAGCTGTAGAGTTAATCCTTAATATCTTAGAAGCACAAACTTACTGCAAGGCACACGGATATAGATTTGTTTTTGGAAGTGCGTTTGATGGCAGAGCAAACAGAACATGGTTGATTAAAACCCTATGCGGGCTTATAACGTTTTTAAAACCTGAGCATAAAAAACTTATTAATCAAATAGATTGGAGTAATTTTATCTACCCCAAAGGCTATGATAGTTTCCTACAATATCTTTTAAGATTAGACGGAAATGAAAGTTTAGCTTCTGGAGGCTGGTATCATCATTACATGGGATTACCTAAACCTTCAACTTATATCACTAACTGCGCACACCCTACAAGACAAGGGCACGAAGTTATTGCAGATATATTATATGAAAATATTAAGGATAGATTGTGAAATTAGCAGTACTTATAGTTGGAGAGTATAGAACATTTCCCTATTGTCGTAAAACTATGAAATTCCTTGATAAAATTGTTACAGACATTGATATTGATGTTTATTTTCATACCTGGGAAATAACCAAATTGCATAATCCGCCAATTGGTCGACATTTATCCCCTAACCCAATAAAAACTTTTCGTCCAGTATTTGAGGAAGAGATAAAAGACTTGCTCAAGAGACCTGCCGTTATTAAAGTAAGTCCCTTACCTGACGATAAGGACGGATTCCTTATTATGCGTAAAGGATGGTTGATGGGGTTTGAATTGATAGAACAATCGGGTATTGACTACGACTATGTATATGTAATGCGACCAGATTTATTTTTTAGAGAAAGTGCTTCTTATTTTACAGGTATCAATTCTAGATATGACAATGCGGTAGGATTTCTACCTCAAAATGGTGATAAAACTATTGTTGCAGACTGCGATTTTTTCTCTACATATCAAAATATAAAGAAGTTGCTTTCTGACGATCTACTATTATTAGATCAGGATGACGGTGGAATACATAAAGTTTGGTGTGAGTATGTTGAGAGCAAAGGACTTCGTATAACATACCTGCCGTTTCAAATTAAGGAACCTCATTTCATAGCTAGATTTCCAATGACAGAAGAAATAACTTTTAAAGAAGTTCAAGATAACTACTGGAACTTGTTTCACAATAGAATTATATGAACAAATTGATTATATTTGATTTAGATGGTGTGCTTATAGAAAGCCGAGAGCTACATTTTCAAGCTCTTAATTCTGCACTTTCTAGGATCAGTCCTCAGTTTGTTATCTCTCGAGAAGAACATCTTAGTACATATGATGGATTGAATACTACTCGTAAGCTAGAACTACTTTCAGAACTTAAAGGACTAGATCGTAAATTCTTTAATCAAATCTGGACCGATAAGCAGACTGCTACTTTTAAATTGATTAGAGAGTTTCCTAGAAATGATAGGTTACGTCAAATGTTTGCATATATAAGCACACATGGTATTAAAATTTCTGTAGCAAGTAACAGTGTGAGAGAAACAGTTAAATTGGCTTTGTTAAGTGTGGGGGTTATGGAGTTTGTTGATTACTTTGTGTCAAATGAAGATGTAAGTAGATCCAAACCATATCCCGAAATGTATTGGAAATGCATGACAGCTATGAATGCATTGCCTAAGACTACGGCTATTATAGAAGATAGTCATATTGGCCGGCAAGGGGCTGTTGATTCGGGAGCATATCTAGTTCCTGTAAAAAATAGTAACGATTTAACAGTTGAAAAGATACAAGAAGCTGTTGATATAGTCAACGGCGTAAACACCAAAAAGATTCCATGGAGAAATAATAAGATGAATGTACTAATTCCAATGGCCGGAGCAGGCAGTAGATTTGCACAAGCAGGATACACATTTCCTAAACCCTTAATTGAAGTTAATGGTAAACCTATGATACAGGTTGTTGTTGAAAATTTAAACATAGAAGCACACTATATCTTCCTAGTTCAAAAAGCACACTATGAAAAATACAATCTAAAACAACTGTTAAGTCTTATCGCTCCAGGATGCGATATTGTGCAAGTTGATGGCATTACTGACGGTGCCGCACGTACTACCTTGTTGGCTAAACAATACATTGATAATAATGAACCTTTGCTTATGGCTAACAGTGATCAGTTTGTTGAATGGAACAGTAATGAAACACTATATGGTTTTACAGCAGACGATATAGATGGCGGTATTGTAACATTCAAGGCAACACATCCTAAATGGTCATTTGCACGTATAGATGACAACGGCTTTGTTGCAGAAGTTGCAGAGAAGAAACCAATCAGCGATAATGCTACAGTAGGTATCTACTATTGGAAGAAAGGCAGTGATTATGTTAAGTATGCAGAGCAAATGATCAGCAAAGATATTCGCACTAATAATGAATTTTATGTTTGCCCTGTGTTTAATGAAGCTATAGAAGATGGCAAGAAAATTAAAGTAAAACCTATCAATCAAATGTGGGGAATAGGTACTCCGGAAGATCTAGAGTATTTCTTAAATCACTGTAAGACAGCTAACTAATCTAGATTCTAATTCAGCAAAGTATTCATCATCTGCAATTAAAGGTGTGCATATAGTAATAGAATGTTTAATGCTAGGCCCGCCAGTTAACCCATTCTTGAGATAAGTTTCGCTTGTTATAGGATTAATTAATTTCATAGAAGTTATCAATCCTATAGTACTGTAATCAACTATTAGATCTCTGTCAAGCAGAGATGATGCAATTAATTCCATACGTTTACTGACGGCTATCACGGTACTGCTATCAAATAAATCCCAAACAGCCAATGCGGCACCTACACCTGCCATATTTGGTTGCCATGTATGCCCGTAGGCCCAGTTATTAGAAATTACATCGCTGATCCGTTTGACTGTGCAAGCACAACTCAGAGGAGCATAGCCTCCAGTTAACGATTTACCTAGCACAACTATATCTGGCTCTACATCATATTGTTTATGGCTGAACTTGTGTCCTAGTTTTCCCATACCTCCCATAACATCATCAATAATTAGATTAACATTATGTTTGTTTGTTAATTCTCTAATAGCATGCCACCAGTCCTTGCTCCAAGGATTAATCCCATTTGACCACGGAATTGACTCCATTATAACTGCACCAATATCGTTACGATTGGTCAACAGGTATTCTACTTTTTCAAGGGTATTTTTTTCTGTTGTTCTTTCTACTACAATAGCAGGACCTAGTTCTTCGTTTCTAAATGATCGATTTAGAAAAGTTGCTCCGTGGTAACCTGGAGTGAAACTAATAATCTTTGCTTTGTTTTGTTTTAGTTCTTTCCAATACTGATTGTTCATAGCAATGGCACATTCGACACCATCACTACCGCTTACAGCATAACCAATACCTTCAAACTGACCTTCGTCACATAATAGTTTGGTCAATTGGTTACTTGATTCACATATTTCATTATGTTTAAAATCTAGATAGGCAATTTGACGTTGTTGTTTATACATTTTATCTAATATGTAATCGTTGCTGTATCCATAGATGTAGGTCATACTACCACATATGGTATCTAATAGTTTACCGTGATTGGTGTGTATCCAATACCGTTCGGTTTTAGATACTTCAACATTAAAAGTTTCGTTAGTTCGTAAATTTAACTCCATTATTGCACCTTAATTAGTAATCCGCATATTAACGAGTAACGTGTCTTATTAGAGTTGTTAGCACCTTCATGCCAGCTGGTGTGATCGTTCAAATGTAGCACACCTTTTCCAAAACCGTTTTCTATTCTAATTTTATTGTCTTTATTTTCTGATGTATAGTATGTTGTTGATTGATCTGCGTCGTCTTTCTCAGTAAAATAAATGAGTGCAGTTGCTACTTGAAGTCTCGTATCTAAATGATTAGAAATAGCAAAACCTGGATAATCTCTATTGTATATAGATCCCCAAAATGTATTGTTGTACATCTGTTCAGCTGACCATCCTTCCCACATTGAACTCACATACTTTCCTTGATGTTGGTATAGATACTCAATGGCCTGTTGCTTTACTTGATTGCTAGAAACATAATCTCTAATTGATTGTAGCATAGGACTTTTAGGATTCATCAATCCGGATCTTTCTTGATAAGGATCTCCAGCAAGGCCGGATGTATCTTTACGATCTTTATGAGATTCCCAAGATTCGTTTTCAAACTCGGACACTACTCGATCGTAACTATAATCTAGCTCTAAATCAAACGTATAAAGTCCGTCTCTAATTTGATCTATAATAATGTTCATTTAAATACTGCCATCTCAAACAGATAATTAGGGCTTGAAGTTTCGATACTGTTTACCACATATTCAACGCAGTTACTCCAAGTGTTATCTTCATGCCCGTCACCTAATTTCACCAAGCACATGGAAGGTGCGAGTACTGCATTTTGAATTAAACTCCAATGCTTTTCTTCTAAAGTTAATTTTTCTTGGTGATATTCTATATTTTTAGACTTGAAATTTGGTAATGTATTGCAAGTGCTAATATTGATAATGTGCTTTGTCGTATGGTTCCAGTGATGCCATACTATATCTAATAATGTTGTTTGGATATTTTTAAGATGTAAACAATTGATAAACACATCACACGGCAGAATTGCCGCAACAATACTATCAATATTATTAAAGTCATAACCTAACGAACGAGAAATGTTTACTACTTCATGACCTCGTTTTGTATAGGAGTGGACAAAGCAACTTCCTACTAATCCGTTACCACCTGTTATTGCTATCTTCATAATTTTAATAGATCCAAGGTAGAATTATCTATTACCCTTTTAAATTTATAACGATCGGGCGGCTGGTCTAACAATATAGTACCATTGTTTTTCCATACATCTCTTCGAATAATTTGATGCAGGAAGTTTGTAATACCGTCTGGCACAAAATTGCACCAAGGTCCACTACGCAGTTCCTCCATGTCAATATTATTTTCATCACACCAACTAATCAATCGCACAGTTTTATCTTCTATTTTAACCATAACATGATAGATATTATTGTCTGCTTCTATTATACGACTGAATGATTTGTTATTATCTAAACACCATTGTTCAACAGCTTTATATAAATCACTAACAAACGTTTGTTCAGTAGTTGCATTGCGACCAATCTCAGCTCCATTGCGTATCCTAAAATTCTTAGGTTGCCAGAAATTGCTGGTTATCTCAGTTAATATATCACCTAGCTCTGCAAAGCTGACCATAGTGTAACTGATATAGCCTATTTTTACATTCTCTCGATGCATATTCTCAATGGCTGTAATTTGTTTACGTCTAATAGTTTCGTGATTGATATAGTCAGGATGATTAAGACCAATGTTACATCCGGCTAACCCTGCTTGTACACTTTCACGTGCAAACTCGCTATCATTGAATCTAATTCCGTTTGTCATAACACTTACATCTAATTCAGGATGTAGACTTCTAATAGCCAACACAAGCTCTGGAAAATCTTTACGCAATGTGCTTTCTGCTCCTGCGAGTATAATCCTATGCACTCCGTCCTTTCCTAAAGGCATCGCTCTTACTTGATCTAATAAAGATTCTATGCTAGGGTCTTTAGTATTAGAATCTGGCAAATGATAGCAATGAGGGCATTCTAAGTTACAGCGGTCGCTACCTTCAATCAACACTCCACCATTGAAATTAAACTCTGGGTTATCTTGGGTGTAATATAGATTAGAATAAAATTCGTAATCATTTTCAATTAGATGATGACTAATACCGTGTATTGCACAAGACTTAGCAATATATACTTTGTTGTCTGTATAGTATCTCCATGCAGGAACGTGCCTATGGCAATGATTGCACAATGAAACTGTCGTATCTAACCTAGTTCCTTTGATACTATCAAGCAATCGATTAATATTGCTGTCATTAAATCCCATTAATTTCATAGTACACGCCCTTTGTTAGATACTTCAACTACTACAGGAATTAATGATAGCTTATTTCCTTTGTATGTATCAGTTACGTGTTTTTCAATAAATGGCCTAGTTAGATTTGTTATGTAATTCTTTTGTAAAAATTTAGAATACATTTGATCGTGCATATGACTTACTGATTGTTTAGAATCAATTTGATAAACACAATCTAAATACTTCCAGCGGTCAATGTCGATAGTTGAATTGAGTGTGTAAGGATATTCAACTGCTCCGCGTTTCATGTAAGCATACTGTAGATCAATTATGCTTTGATCAACATCTGTAAATTCTTTCGCTATTCTAATACCTAAATCAATAAAATGATCTTGATTTTGAATAATGTTGTCTATGCAATAACTTTCAGATAATGTTAATGCTACAACATTCTTATATTTTTCAACCTTTGGAACCTCTCCGCGTAAAAAATAATTAATTAATATTTCCTCAACATCTTGTAAGATAGGTCCGCCAATTGGATCCATTAAAAGTTCTTCGTAGAGCCTGTCATAGAAACTTCTATAACTTATTGATTTCATATAAAACAAATACTTGGAAGTTATCTGAGTAATACCTAGATAGTGAAACTGACTCATCATCCAGCTGTAGGAAAAGCAATCAGCTAAGTCTTGGCTAGATGCGCTAGATGTAGAAGAAACCATAGCTATTGTTTCTGAACTATTATCCTCAACATCCCATACTCGTTCTTCTGGACTACGATACATGTCTTTAGGATAGATTAGTTTAATTCCATACTGCTCTTGATATTCTTTTGTGTCCATTTCACTGTTGGGAATAACAGTACACGGATAAGTTTTAACTGAGTCGTGTTGGCCAAACTCTATCAATTGCATAAGTCCGTTAATGTAAGTATCTTTGGTTTCTAAAGGTAGCCCTAACACTAACTCGGTGTAATATCTAATGCCGTGTTTTTTACACAATGCATAGGCTTTCTTTAGATTATTAGTACCCATGTTGAATCGCTTGCTTGCTTCTAATGTAGGAGCATGCATGCTCTGAATTGCTATCTCTAGACCATAAGTCCAGTCTTGTATGATCCTTTCCATTTCAAAACACGACTCGTTTAAATTCTTTGCATGATTAAATGTAACTCGTCTAATCTTGCTTTCTGGTGTTTCAATAGCTCTGCGTATCATCCATGCAATTTCAACATCCCGTTCTTTAAGGATACCAGAGTTAGCATCAATAATGAAGACCCAGTGAATGTTATGTGTAATAGCCCATTTGATTTCGTCATCAACACGGTTTAAATCAAATACTTTAAGTTTGTTAAGATAGTCAGCACCCCACCCACAGAATGTGCAATGGTAAGGACAGCCTCTGTTGGTTTCTAGCATCATAAACCAACTAACGTCTGGATTGTCCTCAATAATTTTATCAAAGAACCCTGTTAGATAGGGACTAGGATAATGTTCAATATTCTTCTGTCTAGGATTATTCCAATATCTAGGAAGGTCTTTCCCTTCTACATGCATCTTTAGTAACTTAGCCCATGCTTCTTCGCCCTCACCAAACATAGCTACATCAATAAAGTCATTCTCTAACCAGCTTTCGCTTACACTGGGGCCTCCAAATACAATCAAACAGTTTGGATACTTGTCTTTGATTTTTTTAGCAAGAGTCAAATTCCAATTATGATTCCAAACATAGCAACTAAATCCCACAATCGTAGGGTCTACTATTCTATCTAGTACATCTTGTTGTCTTTCTCTGCGCCATATCACGTCTTTTAGTTCGTAATTGTCTTTTACATAGTCAAACTGATTGGCATACGCCCAAATGCAGCCTACAGAGAACGGCAGGTAATGTTCATTAACTGGACCAGAGGTAATCTCTGCTTGTATTAGGTATACACTATTCATAGTTCTATTTACAGATTACTCTGCGGCTTCCTTTGCGTTTGACATCGAGTGTTAGACAATGTATACCACCTTCCCAGAACATACTGTGTCGCATGTTTACAACATGGCAAGTAATTCCTTGTTGCTCTAAAAATTCAAATAATTTTGGTTGAGAGCTAGAAAACAACACATTGTTAGAATCTATTACTAAAACATTACTATCAAACGCAACGTCTTGGACATAACCTTTCCACTCGTTAAGCCATTTGTCTATCCACTCTTGGCTCAATGTTCCTGTGGTAGTAGAAAAGTCTTCTACTATCTTGCTATAATCCAATACCTCAATATAATCTTCTATTACAATTAGTTTCTTATCTTGTAAGCAGTCAGGAACCCAGGACGGATTGATACAGATGACAGTATCATCGTTTATCATAAAAAATCCGTGATCAATATGACCCCACTTATCGTTTTCAATAATTCGAGTATTGGGTAAATTACGTTGCATCCATTCTAGCCCTAATGCTGTCCCGGGTCCTTGTTTATTTGTTATTAATGCATCACCGCACTTAAACATAGTAGCAGTATGCCATAGAATTTTATTCTTGTTTAGGTCGTGATATATGTGCTTACCTTCATTCCACCATTTGTCTGTTTCTTTAAGAGTAGACAACACAGGAGGCGGCTGACTGATCCAGTTATGTCCTTCTTTGAATAACTCTACAAAAATTTCGTTATAATTTAGGCCATCGGAGAATCTGTCTGGCATGCTGGTATATGTTTGTAAAATAGTACTACCATATACTAAGTATTGATCGCGAGGAACAATAGGAGACATTGCAGGATTTTTATCAACATTAGGGCGGTATACTTTTATGCCCATGCTGATTAGATAATCTGCTAATGTATCTAAATCTTCTTTGGTTTCCTGTAATATCCTTGCAAGATCTTTATTACTTGCTATAGGACTACAATCGCCAACGATGATTTCTTCTAAAGGATCCCACTCTGTCCATATCATGTGTTTAATATCTCTTTTAAATACTCACTGTCCCAAAAGCTGTAATAAGATGTATTAGACAATTTCGTTCTGGCTGTTTCTAAATTATCTCTCCATTGACATAGAATAAGATTGTATTTTCCGTTATTGGTTTGTATACCGTTTATAAATGTATCTTTATCTTTATGGTCCGGCAAAAACACCATCTCTGGATATATGTTGTTGTACTCTGTTGCGATATCAGATAATTCATCTATTGAATATTCATCAGGTAACTTATAAACGATAAGTTCAAAGTCCCACGGAGGGGGGCTGATATCACTCCCGTCTGTTTCTATGACTGTATACTCAGACGACTTAGCATAAGGGCATACAGGCATTCCGTCTAATTCTTTATGAGGAATTGAAATATTAGTAATCCAGTCTTTAATCATTTTATATATTTTTCTTCCCATTCTAATGGTGTTAGTCCATCGAATATAAACTGTTTGTGCCATGCACTATTTTTATCAACAACTGATGATATCATATTGTGTTTCTTTTCGCTGTATTGATAGTGATGTCTTGCAATATTGTACGTGTGTTCGTTGATCTTTGGCGAATATATATCATGCATGCCCCACGATATAGCAAGTTGGCACCACATGTAATCTGGAAAGAGCGTATATCCTGTGATAGCTCCATACATAGAATTATTAGTATGATTGTACTTGTTCCATACTAGGTCTTTATGATTGAGTTTTTTACCTAGTGCCTGCATATCAATCCAGAAAGCAGTATCTGTTCTAGAACTTAGGGTATAGTGTACCAATATAAAATCTGCAATATCATCAATAGTATATGACATCTTTTCGTTATACTTGCTAAAATCAAATTCTTTAGTATGTTGATATTCTTCTATTACATTATTAAGTCTTCGAATACTGGTAATAATAGTATATAATGCATTAGCTTCTAATGGCTCGACGAACCCACAACTTAGCCCAATTGCGGCAACATTACCACTTCCAAATTTTTCTAATCGCTTTGGTTGCCATTTGATTAGTCTAGGTTTAGTTTTTTGTGGACCTATCTGTTTCTCAAAGTGTGCAAGTGCATCTTCAGGACTAACATGTTTAGAACTAAAACAGTAACCATTGCCCATTCTATGGTACAGCCCTATTTTAAATCTCCAACCGTGAGGCTCTGCAATACTTTGTGTATAATTTACCAGTTCTTTATCTTGGTCTGTGTAGTTTGTTTGACATACCCACGCACTATCGATCGGGTGATCGCTGTAAATCTTTTCTTTCCAACCTAGTTCTGTGATAAGAGCCTTGTGGAATCCTGTACAATCTATAAAGAGATCAGCAGTTAGTTTAGCATCATTATCTAACTCTATACTTGATATACTATCACCTTCGTGATTAACTGTAGTAACTGTTGCAATGATGTGTACTACACCATTAGGAACAGCTATATAATCTCTAATATAATTACCAGCAAGTTCTGCATTGATGTGTTGACTAAAACTAAAAGGACCATTTAGTAACATATCATCATCTATGAACGGACTTGCATTCTTTTCCATGTAATGAAACTGTGGATTAAAATACTTGTCAAACCGGTCAATGTCACCACGCTTTGCCATTTCTATCAAGTAGTCTGTAGTCCGTTCAATATCAACCCTTCCTGAAAAATCTTCCTTTGATATGGCGGGAGTTATATCTTTGTAAAAGCTATCTGCTGATGTAGTGTATGTAAAACTAAAGTATTCGCTTTCGCCTTGTCCTTTTTTCCAGTTAACAAATTTGTTAGCTAATTTGTACACAGCAGAAGTATGTTTCATCCAATGATGCCTATCTACTCCTATCTCGTCAAAGAAATTAGTTACGTGAGGAGTAACACTTTCTCCTACTCCGATTTTAGGTATCGTTGGAGATTCTACAACAGTAATCGTGCTATCCTTGTAATACTTTGAAAGATAGCCGGCAGTCATCCAGCCAGCAGTGCCACCGCCTACAATAACTATCCTCATTATGCTTGTCTCTCTAAAAATGTTTCTTTAATGATCTTTGGATTAAAGTATTTTTTAACCAATGCAGTAACAATATCTTTGTTAAATTTCTTGCAACTAAACAGATCGATGTATCCGTCCCTGGTAGCACTAACAAAGTGAGCAGTGATATTGCTTGTTTGTATCATTTGCATCATACTATAGCCCGCATTAGGAGTCTTAGGGAGGAGATATTCTATTCGAGGGCCATCAACTGCTTGCATACCTATAGCAGGTATCAACTCTACAACAAATTTTTCAATTATTGTATCATTATCGATGCTTTGATTGCACTCAGAACAATCAAGTAAAAGGTGGTATCCCCAACTCATATTATTTCCATTTTAAATTCTTTTGGTAGTATATCTTCTAGTTTATAAACATGCTGTGCATCTGTTGTAAATTTTATAACATTATTAGAATAACTAAAATTATCTAAAAATCCTTCTTTGTTAATAATATTAAGACAACTGCTTATTACATCGTCAAAAATAAATCTAGCGGTATCAAGATTGATATTTTCCTTGACTGTAATTTTAACATTGATTGGTTCTTTGATATTTCCTTTGTCTAGCAGTTTTCTAACTACTAACTGATACCGTATTTTGTAACCAAAATTAACAGCAGAATGTTTCCTGCCTGCATCCATTAGATACCAACAACCATCTGTTTGCGTTTCGTGCATTGTTCGATTATCTAGATCAATTAAAAAGGATCTATCTCCTGATAAGTTTAGATGATACCTATCATCTATATCGGCATGACTAGAATATGCTTCTCCACCAGATAAACTTATAATCCTTGCTTCACCTTTTCTTTTTGGTAAACTGGAATAAATGTGCTCAATGGCAGTATCTTTATACTCTGATTTTAATTCCCAATTGTCGTAAAAGAAATCTCCAGTTGGTTGATTTATTGTAATAGTATCAGTTCCGTTTATTTTTGACACTACATTATCAATCAAATCTGGCGGTACTGTAAATGGTATCTTATGTAACATAGAAATATTTATCTACTACTTTAATGGCATTAAATATAACCATGCAGTCAGCAGAGACATTTTACCAAAACAATAAATCGTGTTCGTGGAAGCCAACTAAAATTCCAGAAGATCTAGTCTCCGACGAAGAAATAGCCAAGTGGATTTTTGCACAGCCTATAGGGTGGATAGAGCTCGATCTTACTATAGACCTAGAGCAATGGTTAATAGAATCTACACAGGCGTTGCCTTATCTGGTTGACCATAGAGAAGGAGAAAACCACCTAGGGTGGACTTCTGCGTGTATTCACGGTTTGGGAACTACAGTTACTGGCACCAATTTTAATGAACCTGTCGATGCATATCATTGGACTGAATTAAGTGAAATTACTCCTACTATCAAAGCCTTCTGGGAATCACTTCCTTTTGAAAAATTACTTAGAGTAAGATTTATGAGTGTTGACTCGGCCGGATATGTTGGACCACACAACGATAACCCTAATGTAGACAATATACTTGATCATATTATACCTATCAATATTGCTATCTTTCATCCTAGGTTATGTTATATGACATTGCGCGATCACGGAGTTGTTCCGTGGAATTCGGGAAAAGCAATATTGGTTAACATTACAAATGATCATTCAGTAATTAATTACAGCAAGCAGAGAAGACTCCATATGATTGGGCACGGTCTCATCGGATCGAAGAAAAATGAGTTTTATGAATTAATAGTTAGGAGTTATAAAAAACAATATGAGCTTTCAAAGTAAAACATTTTGTATGCATCCATTTACTGGGTTAGCTACTAGAGAAGACGGTGCTATACAAGTGTGTTGCCGTAGCCATCCTGTTGGCAATATACAAGATAATACATTAGAACAAATTTGGAATAACGACACGATGCGCAGGATACGAAGACAGGTGTTGTCCGGAGAAAGACCATCCGAATGTGCTCCATGTTTTGGATTAGAAGACCAAGGAGTTGAAAGTCTACGTCAGCGCCATATCAAAGACACTATCCCTGAAAGTCGAATTAATCTGTATCCAAATGCATTAGACCACCTGCATCCAGAAATGACTATGTCGTTTAAGTTTCCTACAATAGAAATTAAACTTAATAACTTATGTAATCTTAAATGTCGTATGTGCCATCCTATGGATAGTACAAGCTGGAATGATTGGAAAGAAGTAGAAGAGTTCTATGTTAAAGAAAACAACTTTATGGTCAAGGCAATACAAGAGCTTAACCTAATGAAGAAACCCTACTTGGATAAGTTTGAGGATAATCCTAATTGGTGGGAATCATTTGAGAAGCTATTGCCTTACTTCCGTCGTGTAGAGTTTGCAGGCGGCGAGCCTCTAATGGATCCTCAACATTTTCAAATACTAGATATGTTGAAACCCTACGGGCATCAAATAGAAATCAAATATGCTACTAATGGCACAACATTAGGAATTTCAAAAGGAAGAACTATACATGAATATTGGCCACATTTTAGATCAGTTGCCGTTAATGTCAGCATTGATGGCATTGGTGATGTTTACGAGTACATACGTGGTAACGCTAACTTCTCTGAAGTTGTGGAGAATATTAAAACGATACAGACAATCTCAAACGTCAGCAGAGTCGTTGGGGCCGTTGCTGTCCAAGTAAGTAATGTACTAATATTAGATAAGATGATAGAATATTTCCTAGATGACTTAGGCATTGTATTCTATACTAACATGGTCAATTACCCTAATGTGCTGTCTATACAAGTACTGCCTAACGAGTTAAAGTCAATGGCAATTAAAAGACTTAATGCTGTTAAGTTGCGTGTTCCAGAATTTAAACACGTTAAAGCTAATCCTATTTTATTAGACATTACCAACAAGCAGATTGACGGAGTGATTAACTTTATTACTTCAAAAAATACTACACATCTATGGAGCGAGTGTGTAGACTTCAATACCAAGCTAGATAAGACACGGAGTCAAAGTTTCTTTAAAGTAACACCGGAGTTCAACAATTATATATGAATTTAGTTAAAGTAGAAAACGGATGGAACAACAAGACTTTAGGAATTAATTTAAGTCTCGGTAATGTCTGCAACTATAAATGTTGGTACTGCTTTCCAGGAGCAAATGAAGGAGATTATAAATTTCCCGATTATGAAACTTTTAAAACAAATATAACACACCTGTTGAATCATTATAAAAATAACGGAAAAGAAATATTTGATATAAGTTATGTAGGCGGAGAGCCAACACACTGGCCAAAACTGGCAGAGTTTACACAGTATCTTAAAGAAAACTTTAATTGTTTAATATCAATGACAACTAACGGTTCTAAAAAACTAGATTACTGGAAAAAGATTGCACCTTACTTTAACAGAATACAAATAAGTTATCATCATCAATATGCAGATATACAAAAATTTAAAGATATCTGCGACTATCTATATACACAAAATGTAGTAGTCAGTGCATCAGTTATGATGGATCCCAATGAATGGAATAAATGCATTGATGTTGTGGAAGAATTAAAACTAAGTAAAAACCGATGGACTATTCGGTATTCAGAATTATTAGGGCATGGAATAACATATACTGAAGAACAACTGCGTATTTTAGATCTACACAGAGCCAGGGGGCCTAATCCGTTTTGGTTTTGGAAAAACAACAAATACTATAAAAGTAAAGTGGTTGTTACAACTGACACTGGTAAAAGAATTAAATTAAAGGACAACAGTATCTTACTAAATCGGTGGAATAACTTTTATAAATGGGAATGTAGCCTAGGAGTCGATTGGGTACATATAGATCATTCTGGAACAGTATCAGGGACGTGTAACCAGTCTTTATATAACGAAAAGCAAAAATATAATTTGCGAGATACAGATTTTGCATTAAAATTTAATCCAAAAATTCAATCAGTTATCTGTAAACAGTTTTCATGTAATTGCATGGCAGAGACTAACATGCCAAAGAAAGTTATTCCAATACATCATGCTTAAAATAACAGGACGATGGGGACATGAAAGCTCTATCAAGGTAGAATGGAACCTTGGTAAACGTTGTAACTACGACTGTACATATTGCCCGTCTGCTATACACGACAATACCAGCGAACACACTGATATAGAAATACTTAAATCAACAGTAGATAAATTAGTATCGTTAGGAAAACCCATACGTCTTAGTTTTACAGGTGGAGAGCCTACAGTACATCCTAAGTTTGAAGAACTAATCAACTATGCTAAACACGTTAGTATTCATTGGATCAGCGTGACTACCAATGGCACACGTAAGCCTGAGTGGTATGATAGATTACGTGTAGACCAATATGTGTTTAGCGTACACTTTGAATACGATTACAAGCGAGTTATTCATACTATAACAAGTCTTAAGAATTTTAGTAAGACATCTATAGTTGTACAACTAATGGCACATCACGAACACATGGCAAACGTTAAAGACGTTGCAGAGTACTTAAAGATTATGGAATTTCCTTTCACTGTACGTAGGATACGTTGGACAGAAGGAGATCATAATATCTTTGATGACATGCGATATCACCCTGATGATTTTAAATGGATGATGGATCAGGAAGCAACTGTTAAGACCAATGTTATTATTTGGTTAGATGATAATAGTACTCAAATACCAAAACATGCTAACGATGTAATCAAAGAACACCTTAATCAATATAAGGGATGGTCATGCAACGCAGGTATAGAAAGCCTAATGATAAATTGGGACGGAGACGTACATCGAGCAACTTGTAGAGTTGGTGGAAGACTCGGTAATATATACGAGGGAACATTCGTTGTGCCTAGCGAGCCAGTGGTTTGCGATCGTGATTTCTGTACCTGCGCGGCTGATATTCCCCTTACAAAGGCAGCTCCTTCGCAAGCCGGTTAGCCACAGCGGCAGTAGCCAATGGTCCGGGATGTTGATTATCTTTAGCATAATCAGTTGAATTCAAGTGACCTCTCAAATGTGGACATTTAAGTGCTTTGCGTGTGGCCTTGAAGAATGTAGCTTCAAGATAGTTTGTATCTTTCCAAAATTGTTTGCTTATTATCTGAGCAAATTTTGCGTTAGCTTCGCAGTGACTAACATCTTGGATCCACAAATCTCCAAACGACCCTTCTGGAATATTCCAAGCACCGTAGTGTTTTAGCTTAGGAGTTGAGAATACTGTTGACCTACCAATCTCTGTCCATAAATTTATAACAGCTTTGGGCGTTGGAAAATTCTCTTTTAACACTATGGCATTATATAATGAAAATTGTATAGATGTACCTATAGATCCCATATTGATAACGGGCCTGTTGATTATGTTGCTTAATTGATAGCCTATAGTTTGCTCTTCATCTAGCCCTTCACCAAACACCATAGAGCAACCAAAAATAACTACAGATTCTTTCCAATCAATGTCCTTGAATTCGTTAGTGCGATAACCGTTTGAATTTAGTTTATATTCAGTTGGCCTATATTGACTAGGTGGTAGAAAATTTTTAAAGTTATAGGGATTAGATGATATCAATGAGCTCAGGAAAGGTATCTCTAGCATTTGTGTTCCTTATGTTGTCTAAGTTAGTTGCGTATTCTTTAAAGTCCGGTAACAAGTGTGTATGATCTTCTGCCATAACAAATTTTAAAATACCTTCCCAGCGTTGCCATCCGTAAGGATTGATCTTCCAAAAGTTATCATCTTGTCTGTAGTTGTCCCATAGCCACTGTTTAAATTCTGTAAAATCTTTTACTAACTGTTCTTTATCTTCTTTAGGTAGAATTCTAGCACTTAGAAACGTAGGAATGTATAGTAAATGCAAATTAATAATACCACCACCTGACTCGTATTCGTCTAGTTTAAATTTGTTAATCTTCTTGTAGCCTTGCATTAATTTCCATTTAGCAAAATCTATGATATGCTTGACATTGAATATCTGTACTGCACAGGCTATGGCACAATGCACATTGTCTGGAGCATTGTCCATTAGTCTAAGACTATGCTCGATGTCGGCCCATTTAGTTGGAAATCTAATATAATGATTGCGCTCCCCTACTGCATCAATACTGAATGCATATCGAACCTGTTTAAATTGACTCCACACATTGATAATGTCTTCATTAACAAATATACCATTACTATTATAACGCAGGCTAATATTCTTAGCATAACCACGTTTGATAATTTCGTCTAAGAAACGTCTGTGTTCTTTAATCATCAAAGGCTCACCGCCTGCAAAGTACAACTGTGTTATATGCGGGATCTGTTCAAATATGTCGTCCCAAAATTCTGTTTTCTCATACCAGTAGTTGTCAAACTGTGCTGGATCCCACTCTATCTGTTTCAATACAATAGGACTTTTAGTTAATGTAACAATCTTTTCGTGGTCCTGTAACCAACGACTACTGTCGTGTGGGCTACACATTACACACTTGAGATTGCAGGTATGTCCTAGTCTCAAATCTAGATAACGTATCACTGGAGGTACAGCACCGGTAGCATCAGTATCAGCAATCAATTGAGCAAAATCTAAGTTATCGTTATTCCACTCATACATTTCCCACAAGCGTTTACTTACAACACCGTTAGACTCTTCCTCAAAGCATTTGGTACAGCTTGCAGGTATCTTGCCTTCTAGCATTGTCTTGCGTACATCGCGCATATACTCATTATTAAATGCACTTAATGGAGTGTCCTTGCCAAAGTTAGCAGGCTGTCCATTTTCTTTCTTAACTAACCCCACAGTATGATCTCCAGTGTGCGCTCCACTGGCGTTGGTAACACAGCATAGTCTAGCATCTCCGTTTGGCCTCGTTGCTAGATGTATCCAGGGCAACGCACAGAATGTAGGACTGCCAGTTTTCTCTTCAATTAACTTAACGTATTGTTTTATCTTGTCATTCATTGTTTTCTAAATATCTTATTAGAGGACTTAGTCCAACTGGTTGATTGTCTTTTAATGCTAAGTGTATGCATGGGGTTGGTGTTAAATTAAAATCACCGCAAATCTTAACATTTTTAGTTCCGTGCGTTTCCCATAAGTAGTCTGGTTTCAAATTTCTAATAAAATGTAACCCAATGATACTCAATGCTCGATTATTCATATGGAAATCATTCATGATAGATATCGAGTCAGAGTGCGATACATTTCGTATCCAACGCAAGCCAATTCTATTCCATCCTAGACCTAATCCTTTACTCAAGCTGACAGCGACTGACTTAATAGATGGATGTGATAAATCAAAGTTAATTCCGCGACAGCAAGTAAGCCAAGCGCCATCCACATGTACATCAATTCCCTTGTTTTTCGCTTCATTGAGTATTTCCTCCATGTCGGGGTGTGTATTACCAATACTAGGAAAAGGCATTGCTATAATTAACGGAATGCCCGGTATTAATGATCCTACATCTTTAATGTATGCTAATCCTAATCTTTCATGATATCTGTAATCGTGTCTAAGTACCTGGACAGGCCCTTGCATATACAAATTATCAATAAATTGTGTACAACCGTTTATAATGTCTGCACGATTAAAACTATCAAAACCGGCAAGTCGATTAAGTTGACTACTGAATATCCAGTTAGTCATTTCTTTTTTAAAGTCAATATAAACTTGATCTGTAAAATCATTTCCAGCAGAAATAGATCTAGTAATATCTTCTATTTTATTATCAATAAGAGGCTGCGGCCTATCTATCTCTAACCAACTATCATCGTAAGAAGTTGCTATCTTTATTCTATTCATTGAATTCTTTCAACTCTAAGAATTGATCTCTGCATTGACTTACTTCGACCTCAGGAAATTTACCACAAACTCTTGCACACATCAGTATTGAGTTAGTTTTAAATCCTTCATTCCAAACAGTCTGCCATTCGTTGCTGTCTACAATTTCTTGTATAGTTCTGTTTCGTAAATCTAAGCCAGATATCCCACCAAATGCTTCTAGTGCTTTCATTAACGATGTTGTACTATCATTCATAAAATTAAACACTAATTTGTCAGGGGTTGCATATTGGTACGGAACACTTGCTAGGAAACAACACGGCCATAGGTGCCCTTGTGCATCTAGATATATGCTTTTTTGTTCTTCTACTTCACAGCTAATTTTAGCAGTCTTAACTACTTCTCTATAATTTTCAACAGTCTTGCGATCTATGAATGCTATCTTTTGTTCACCCGGCGGCATTAATGTATGGGTAACATTGCCAGCTTTATCAAACACGTTAAATTCTTTACTGCCAATGAATCTTGAAGTTTGTTTCTCGTGAAAACTTTCAAATCCTAAATCACTGGCCATCTTTGCCGCATCGGCTAATTGATGCTCATTATGTTTAAATGTAATAAAATTCCATCGAGCTTTTCCGCCCTTGTCAATAAATGCTTTTGCATTTTTAATAATTTTATTAAAATCTGTTCCTATTCTATAAAGACTATGGGTATCTTCAAACCCATCAATGCCAAACAACACTAAATGTCTTGCTGGCATTGCATCAAATAAATCTTCCCACCATTTGGTTGTTCTAGCACTACCATTAGTATGAATGTGTAAATCGATAGCTGGGTTATTGGTAGAGATGTATTGAACAAACTCTATTAGATCGTTATTAAGGATAGGATCCCCAAAGTTACCGCACATGGATATAGATTCCAATTGTTGTAGGAATTCTACAGGTACCGCTTTCTTAAAAAACTCTAAATCTAAATTCTTTTCTATAAGATTTGGATTTTCCAACCCGCCGTGATTGTTCCTAGCACACATAGGACACGATGCTTGGCATAAGGAACTTATCTCTAAGTGCAGTCTTTTAATCTGATTGTAGGTATACATAAATTTGGGCTAGGTATTGGAAAAGTTAAATACCCACATATTTAAGAGATTAACGCATGAACATTATTAGCTTTGAAAACTTTTCTCGCAATAACATTGCGTTCTGTTTTGTTGATAATACAAACACATACCAAAGTTCTATCAAAGAACTAATAAAGAATCAATCTGATTATACGATTACTAATCTTTATTCAAAAGGGTATAATGTTTATCAAGGAACCTGTGAAGATAGCTTGTTAAATCACACAGCTAATTTGGGTTACAACTGTGCAGTTGTATTCAGCACAGGCACAGAGTTTATAAATGGTGATAAGTTTTTTGAAAACATCGGCTCTTTAATTTCTAAAGAATTTTTTATTGCTGGACATATCCTTGATAGGGGAGATGCGTATTATGAACTGCATCATCAATGCTATGTGGTTAACCTGATAAAATATAAACAACTAGGATATCCAGAAATAGGACAGCAAGAATTAGGTGCCTTGCACGTAGAGGTAACTCCAATTCGTAGCGATAATAATCTGCATGACAATTATACTCCGGTGTGGGTCAAACAAGGATATACATCTCGAGAATACAATCATAAAGCACACGGATGGAATATACTGCAACTTGCATTTAATAACAACGAAACAATTTTAATATTTGATGACGATATAAGGAATAATAAAAAACATTTCTATCCAGAGAACCCTACAGAGTTTTACAAACATCTTCCTTGGGCATATATACGACAGTCTTATTGTGCTAATGAATTCATACATTTAGAAAGCACAGATAATGCTATACCAGTAGGATTGTATCAACAACTGCTTGTACCAGCAAGTGGCTTATCTTGGGTTGATATGATAGATCAGTCGGTTACTACTAAAGTAATAATATATGACTATAACCTAGCCGCACTTAATTACTGGAAAGAACATGTCCCTAAATTAAGCAATGTGTTATATCAGTTTATGCACATAGATATCTTACACACTGATATTGATTTGTCTATACTAGATCGAGATGCAAATACTTTTGTTAATTTAACAAATATATTTGCTTATGAAGGAACAGCGTTTTTCTGTAGTTTAGAATATAGGCGCAGAAGAGAACTTCAATTGTTAACTAGATTAAAAGAATTTAACAACATTGTAGTACATCAGTCTGTAAGAGCCGCAGACGGATTTACAAGTATGCCTACTTGGCACACCTACGATTAAGGTTTGCCAATAATCATATAACGATTATATAACGGCAATTCTAACTCTCCCTTCCACCAGCATCGCATTCTAGAAAAGTTTTTAAATTCTTCCAAACTCTCCATTGGGGAAACATGTTCTGGAATTTTATAGTTGTTACTCTGCACTACTAATATAACGTGTAACGGATGACTCATGCGCCAGTCAATATACTGTTGTTCTGTTAAGTGTTCTGCACTTGTATTAATAATAACATCAACATCGTCCCAGTTGCATTCATAGTCGACCATGTCGGCTGTTACTGCTTCGAATCGTCCTTCCATCTCTTCTTTCTTATTCATCATAGAAGCTATTGGTTGACAACTAGGGTCTATGTCTATGCTGGTAATTTTTCCTATTCTATCCCCACCATACTGAAATAACATACTGGCTAATACACCAACCCACCCTCCATGGATGTGAATGTTTATTTTGTTTTTTCTAAAAGGTGATTGTTTTCCTAACAAAGCAGGTTGCCACTCGTGCTGTGTGTTAAAGAATTTGTCGATTAGCCACTCTTTGCTTTTCAGCTGGCCTTCCCAGAAGGCATCCATAGTCCGCATGGGATCTGGACTTTGTCGGATGGCCTGCATCCAATAGTGTAAATGTTCTGTATCTATTTGCATTTTGGTACCTTACTATCTGCTGAACTAACGCATCTTGGCGTTATACATTTTTGCGGAGAATCAAATAGTTTAAAACTGTCTACAGTTCCTATTGGCAGATCTCCACAGCTATAACCTCTTTTAACTTCATTACCTCTTATTATAACACTTTGATATCCGCTATTACAAGACCATCCTTGAAATTTATTAAATCCTAATGCATTAAATCGCTCTGCTTGATCTATGTAATAATCCTGTTGCCCGTCAGTCAATCTAATTTGATAGCCTTCCTGTTGTTCAAAATCATTTTGCATTATATCGATCATCTCAGGAGTGTAGCCGTCTACAATAGCAGTAGCAGTATCATTGCTCTGCGGTTTGAGTGTTACGTTAATTCCTCTAGCACGTAATCGTTCACAGCGTTCTAAGGTTTCAAAAAACTTCTCGGGCACCATGACTTGGTTAACTGTTACATGAACACGTTCGTACATTAATTGCAAGCATTTGTCACCAAACTCTTGTTCTTTGGCAAACTCTGCGTGATAGCTGGCCGTGATGCTTCTACGCTGTAATAGAGAAGTATTAGCACACCAAGTATTCCACCATTTTGAGCCAGGTGACAAATTGGTTGTCATGTGTATGCTTTGATAACTGCTTTCAGTTTCGTCCAGGTGCTTGATCAGTTCTGGCAACTGTTTGTATGCAGTAGGTTCTCCTCCGCTAAAGCTCCAATGAAATTGATTAAATCCGTTAGCTCGAGCTTGCCTCTTTATTTCAGTTGTGATATTTTTGTAGGTATCCAGTGGCAGGTAATCTAACTTATCACTGCGAGCATAGGGCCAGCAATAACTACACTTATAGTTACAAAATCTACCTAAGATCCAGCTAACATTGAACAATGGTCTATCTAACATTGTCTGCTGTCCAAACTTTGTTATGCTATCAAGTGGTATTAGATTAAATTTCTTCAGGATCATGCCTATATAAATATTATGTTAGTACATTATTTAATTATATAATGTGTGGAGGGTAAAATAATGAAGTGTATTGGAAATTATAAAGATTGGTTAGATGATTCCTGGATTTCCGAAATTCTAAAATCAGATGGCCAACAATCTCCAAAAGATTTATTAAAAAACAATTCAATGCATTCCGAAGATATCCGGGTTGAAAAAGCAGGATATGATTTAAATGCATTTTACTACTCTCTGTTTGAAAAAAGAGATGTATCTTTTAAATTGACAATACCCGGATTACCCTCCGGTGAGATAAGATGGTGGATAGTTAAAATGATGCCGGGACAATTTATGCCAGTGCATGTTGATCCTAAGATTGGAATTATAGACAATATTGAAAGATTTTGGATGCCGTGGACTGATTGGGATAACGGACATATTTTTTCCTACAAGGATTCTATAATTAGCAACTATAAAGCAGGAGATTTGTACACGTTTGATGATCCTGAAGCGTTACACGGCGCCGCAAACATTGGGTTAGTACCAAGAATAACTCTTAATATAGGAGTGATAAGGAATAGTATATGAATTTTATTGGAAATTATAAAGATTGGCTAAACGATGACTGGGTTAATTACGTATTGGCCCATAATGGAAAAGAAATGCCTAGATGGGAATTTGAGCAGAACGGTATTCTCGATGCTATTGCTAGGGGAGAACGTGCTGAATTTTGCGAGTATCAAAAAAAATACGAAGAAGTTGGATACACACATAATTCCTTACTATACTATATATTTGAAAATGACGACATGCCCTTTGATATCCCGTTACCCCCCTTTATTCAACTTAAAGAAGGGCAGGGATACTATTGGAATTTGTTCAAATACAGACCAGGACACTTATTACCGATACATAGTGACCGTGCAACCAAATTTGAAAAAAATTGCAAAAGATATTGGATGCCTTGGCTCGACTGGACAGAGGGTCATATATACATTTACAAGGACAGTATGTTAACAAATTATAAAGCAGGTGATGTCTATCAGTTCCCAGATCCTTTTGGAATTCATGGTGCAGCCAATATTTCTTTAACTCCTCGTATAACATTCCAAATTACTACATTTGACATAGACCATGCATAATTTTAAAAGACTTTTGGTATTTGGATGCAGTTACTCGTCCGGTGAGGAAATACTCTATCACGAATTAGGCAAAGACCTAGAAATTTTAAGGAAAAATACTACACATGATCCTCGAATTTGGTTAGATAAGATTGACAGTTCTGGGAAGGGTAAACAACTTGAGGAAATAAAGAAACGTCAATTAGAGCATGCTTGGCCTGCAAAATTAGCAAAATTATTAGATATCGAATGTTTAAATTTTTCTAAAGGTGGAAACTCACTTCAAAACATGCTATGGGAATTTTTAAATTTTAAACACACTTATGGAATTAACGAAGATGATATAATTTTGTTTAGTAGAACCAAAGCAGAGAGAAATGTTTATTTTGGTGAAGGATACCCTATGGCTTTTCAGATAGCCTCTGCCAGCGGTCCTGAAATGGGTAGAATATTAGGGGTAACCAAATCAGGAAATGTAACAACGGTAATAACCCCTGAAGCAGATAATGCTATAATTGGTTGGTTTAATGACGATAGGATCACGTGGGATTATATAAATTTTTTACAAAGTTTTGCGTTGTTACGAAGGACTCATTTTATGTTCCTAGTGCCTTCTATGAAATTATCTACTGTAAATCTTCAAAGTTATAATAAAGATCTTTTTAATTCATTGATTCTAGAGCATACAGATATGCTAATAGGAACAAGAGATATTGATTCCTTTACAGAAGGTCCTCATGATAAACTATTATGGGGTCACCCAAAGGAGATAGTACAAGAACGCTTTGCACAGCACCTTTACTCAACATTTATATAATGCATAACTTTAAATTTGTATTTGAATTTACTGTCACAAAACTAGAACAGAGTCTATCTCTATACGAAGGTGATGTTAACGAATTGTTTTTAGTTTTTCAAGATATACTTCCTAAGTACAGAATAACAGCAGAACCGCGTGTAGCAGGATTTATAGATCAATTTGAATTGAAATCAAAAGGTTTTAAAGATTTAGAAAAGTTAAGTCCAATCAATGATGTATATAAAAGGCAATTTTCAACATACCTAAAATTACCCTTAGAAGAGGCCAATAAATATAGTAAAACATTGGCAGGCGCTATTGATTCAGCAGGATGGTTTTGGAATATAAATTATCTCAATATTGTTGCTGACAATTTAGATTTTAACAATTTAACCAATCGAATTAATCCCGAGTCTGTAGCAAGTTTGCGGGCCGCTAATTCCAACAGGATAATCGAAATATTAAAAGGAAAAGAACAATGAGTTTAAAATATTTAGGAAATTATGCAGACTGGATTAAACCTGAATGGTTGAGAGAAGTGCTTGATACCCCAGGCCCCCAAATACCTAAAGACTATCGAGCACACGAAGAAATGGTACAAAAAGCCATACTTGGAAATTTTGACGAAGACAACTGGGAAGAAGAACACAAAGATTGGCAACAGATGAGTTACGAATACGAAAATAATGTATTCTTTGTAATGTTTGATGCTCCCGATGTAAGTTTTAATCTATTAGAAGATAGGCCACCGTTTTTAGAGTTCGACGGCCCGTTTGCTTGGTGGATTACTAAACTAGAACCTGGCAAATTTACTCCAATGCACAGAGATAGTTATTCAGTAACTAAACCAACTTATAAGTATTGGATGGCATGGACTGATTGGGAACCAGGACAGGTATTAATGACTGAGGACGACGCTATTATCAAATATAAAGCTGGTGACGTTTATAAATTTGAAGATCCGTTTATTTTACACGGTGCCGCAAATGCAGGCCAGCTAACTAGAGTGGCGTTGCAAATAACAACCTGGCGACCAAATAGAGGTATAGTTTGAACTTCATAGGAAATTATGCAACTTGGATTGAACAAGAATGGATTGACGAAATCTTGTCAAATGATGGGTGGACAGTTCCTAGAGATCTCTCTAAAGATCCACAAGTACAATTAAACGAAGATGAGCGAAAATGGTTTTCATCCGGATATAAGATGTCTGACCATTTTTTCTCTGCATTTTACAAAGACGACTGCTCATTTGAAATAACTCCCCCATGGAGTCCGCAGAGTTGGGATTGGTGGATAGTTAAAATGATGCCAGGGCAGTTTATTCCTGTACACGGTGATTTGGCAATGGCAACTAGGAAAAATGCCAAGAGTTATTGGATGCCTTGGCAAGACTGGAAAGACGGACATATATTCATGTACGAAGATCAAACTGTTATAAATTATAAAAAAGGTGATGTGTACGAATATGATGCATCGATAAAACATTGTGCTATAAACATAGGATCAGTTCCTAGAATAGTTTTACAAGTTAGATCCTACGAGTAAACATACCGAAAGAGACCTATGAAAGTTATAGATAATGTATGGCATCTTATAAAGCCGGAATGGCTTGAGTATTTAAAAACGTGTCCTGCCCTTCAGTTTCCAAAAGATTTAGATCTTCCAAAAGATATGACAGCAAACACACTCTTGGGAGAAAACTCATGGGAATTAAATCAAGATGAACTCGAATGGTACACCATCGGGGGTTATGATCCGCACGGTATAAATTATGAAGGATTTGATAGTCATAACTGCCCATTTGACATTGCTGAAACTATTAATTTTGGAAGACCTAAAAATGCAGGATGGTGGATAGTACGACAACACCCCGGACAGTACATGCCGTGGCATAGAGATTTAACCTGTGCCAATGATGGCTGTTATACATATTGGATTCCTTTAAATGATTGGGAACCTGGTCATATCTTTGTGTACGCAGACAAAACTATATCTCATTACAAAAAAGGAGATGTGTTTCAATTTGACGACTCATATGAATGGCACACTGGATGTAACATTGGATATTCTACTAGAACAGTATTACAAATAAGGACCTATGACTGATGAATTTTATAGGAAATTATAAAGATTGGATACAGCAATCTTGGATTGATGAATTGCTAGGGACTGAAGGATATGCTAGATTTAAAGAAGGTCAACAACCTGATAGTCCTTCTATGCAAGAACAATATGATAAGGCAATTAAGGCAGGTTACGATCCTAACAAAGCCTACTTCTATATGTTTGATAAAACTAATGTATCATTCAAAATAGATCCTCCTTGGTTAGAAGGGAAAAAGTTTCATTGGTGGATTACTAAGATGTTGCCAGGTAACTGTATGCCTCTACATGTTGATCCACATACTATTTACGAACAAGATAGCAACCGCTATTGGATGCCTTTGCAAGATTACACAGGCGGGCATTTCTTTGTTTATAAAGACGTTGTATTTACAGAATATAAACAAGGTGATGTATTTGTATACGATGACAGTCAAGCAAGTCACGGCGCCGCAAATGTTAGCATTACTCCTCGATTAGTTCTACAGGTCAGTACTTACACATGAAATTATATATTGGAAAACTCACGGAACATCTCTGTGAAAGTTTAATTAAAGAACTTATTACTCATAATGTTGAACCTAGTCACGGTCATATGGTATTGGAAGAATCTAATCCCTATTACAACGAATACCTTAGTCAAACTGCTATACTAACATCTGCAGGATACAATGAAAATACAGTAGAATACAGACACTATCAATCAGGCACACATTTTCACGAGAACTATTCTGTTGCTATTGGTACGGCAGTTGGTGCTCATCCGTTAATGTGTTGGGTAAGTGAAATACGTCCGGGTAAGTGTACTCCGTGGCACTGGGATATTAATCCTTGGGAAAAGGAACACGAGCAGTTAGGTGAATTGGTTAGATACTTTTGCTTCTTAAGTAAGCCAGCTCCTGGGCATATATTTGTTACAGAACATGATGCTTACTATAATGAACCACAAGGTACAATCTATCAATATGATCACATCCATGCATGGCATGCCGGAACTAATATAGGGTTAGTTCCTAAGTTCTTATTAACCTTTACTGGTTACAAGTAATCTAAATTCTTCTGTAAATTTTCCGTCTATTCGTAAGCCGTAGCTTTGTTCCATAGTAGCATTACCTCCGTGCCAGTCTTGATCATTCCACCAAGCGGCTCTGCTGTTGATATAGACATGATTGCGCTTTTCAGGATCCCATAAGTAGAATGGTTTCTTTAGATTAGGACGTATATGTATAAACTCATTTACAGTATCGGTATACTCTTCTTGTAAACCCTTTTCACCGTCTAAGTCTCTATGCTCAAACGGAATACCTCCTGCTTCGCAGTGGAAGAAAATGACTCTGCCAATATTTTCAAAGATGCCTTTGGTAATTAAATTTTCAACCCATGCAACAGTTTGTGGGAAGTATGCGGCTTCTGGTGTAAGTTTTCGAGGTGCGCTACGATCATCCCAACTACCTTGTTCCCATAAGAAATAATAAATGTAAGGATCGTATGCTCCCATGGCCATTTTAATATAGCGTGTGAATCTATTGCGTACAGAAAAGTCTTGAAAGTCTCTAAACAAATCTATACCACCTTGGTAGATAGGATCATCTTTAGGCAATGCCATAAACTCGTCCATTGCTTGATAAATGGGTTTCCAATTGGGAATATAACTCATGTCTTCTATCTTGAAAGCAGGTTTCATCCAAGTACCTTCTTTAGCAAATTCACGAGCATCTGCGAATCCTCGTAGGATCTCAGGTTGTAATTGATCAAACCTATCCATATCAAGATAAGGAGACATATCTATATAAGATTTTCCGTTAATTCCTTTAATCATATATTCTTTTAGCCTTTTCTATAAAATTGTCTGGGTAGTTATTTCTAAAACTTTCAAAACATAGATGTTGTAGTTTATCTAATGGTTCTTTTTTATCCCAGCTGAGACCTAGCGATTCTATCTGCTTGCGCATAATTTCTTGTCGTGTGCTGTATATATGACTTGCATGATCTGCAATACTAATAGGACCTTCATTACTACTATATGTAAAGAAGTAGTTAATACTTTTAAGTATGCCGTCTACGACAAAGTAACTGCTAGGGTGTAAACTAAACTTGTACCAGCCTCTATCTTTGTGTGCTTGCAGTATCGCCAACATCTGTTCTTGCCAATTAGGTAGTATGCTGTCATAGTTTGTTTGATCACAGTTAGCACGATTCCAAAAATCTGCTCCGTCTACTTCTAAGTATATCTTACGTTCTGGAATGTTTACTTCTAAAATTTTAGGAACCATTGTTGGGTTATGATGTTGCATGTTATGTAAAAAATGCAACTCACGATGAAACTTTTCTTCCATTAGCTTGGAATCAACTATTTCATTTTGCCCCTTATGATACTCTGTATCATTGTAATACCATTGTACAAATGTCTTTTTATCTTCCGACATTAGACTTGTGTAGATTAGATTATTTCTACTAGGCTCTTCGCCCGGAACATCGTTATAATAATATGCGTAATTCATTGTTTATCCATTGTGCAATTTCGTATTGTGTGTTAACTCCGGGGTGAGATCCATCTTTTGCTAAATCCTTAAACGGATATACCGGAGTCGCGAACTCTTGTTCGGTATAACTAAATTCTATATACGGAAAATTGTTAACTAACTTACGTGTATCTTGTACAGCTTGTAAATTTAATTTGCGTATTCCTCCGTTCACTACTAAATCTTTATATTGCTCCCACTCTACAGGCCATAACTTCTTACAACCAAAGTTATCGTTATGCATTTTGACTCCGGTTAAACACTGCGGAATCCACAGTACTGACCCAGATTGCCATCTATCAAAACTTGGCCAGGCAACGATTATAGCTTTAGGGGTATATTTTTTTAACAATTCTTCTATTTGAGTTCTAATAGCTAAAGGTCCTATACCAGGTCTTCCATAGTTTACTACATTATGCCCTAAAAGTCTACCAAGTTGATAAGGCGCTGTTTCGTTGTGTTCAAGGCCGGTGCCAAATACGTGACTACATCCAAAAAACCAAACAGCGTTGTTGGGATCGACTGACAATCCGTGATCCTTCCATTTTCGTATTTGTATTCCTGCTTTATAACTGAATATGGCAATTACTTTGTCAACCCATTCTCGAATCATATTCTAATAACCTTATCTGCAAACTTTTCAATACTGCGTTTTAATAATACTTCGTGTTTTTCTTTATTCATAATGCCAACAGTGCTTAACAGTATCTTTGTTCTATTTGTAGGGTCAGCGGCATGTTCTACATCAGTATTATTAAATGCAAAGCATCGATACTTAGAATCTATTTGGGGCCAGATCTTTTCTCCTTTGTGTATAAAATGGAATGTATTGTATGCGGGGTCAGTTACATATATGATGTAACGTCTAGGCTCTAACATATCATAAACAGTATCTCTATGCGGAGGTATAGTCCCTATCTGCATGATAAACCCACTGGTGCCAATTTGATCAAACGGCAGTTCGCGAACACATTTAGCAAGCCCCGGAAATGCTTCTTCAAACCCTGGATGAAAGACTATGTTTGGATTATCAATAGGTTTGCGTTCTTTGGCCCAGTCTAGCCATGCACGATAAGAGCGCCAATCTTCAGGTTCTTTACGTAATGCTACATAACACCATTCGTGCCTTCCTTCCTTGTATTCCCAGTAATCGTTATCTGTAATTTTATTAGCATGAAACCAATCAATAAGCTCTTGTTCGTCAGGAATATCAAATTCTATATCAATAGGAGTGTATATAACTGTCATGATATCTCGCCTGTTAGAGATAGTAATTTGGGTAAATCTACTCGTTTGAAACGAAATACCAATCCAATACGATCAGTGTTTCCGTAGTTTTCAGTTTCGTGCTCTATAATTGTATCCACTAGATAAACGCTACCGTCAGCCTTCATATCAAAGTCTTTGCGGGTTCCTTGCTTGTCCCAAAATTTAAAAATAGATCCCGAAGCTTCATATATTGGAATATGTGCAGTATACTCGTCCCCTTGATCTACATGTCGAGATACCTTGCCAGTTGGTGGCTGTACAACCATACTCCAGCGATACGAATAAGGAATAAGTTCTTGTAGCTTTGTTACAAGTCCAAATGCCAATACTGTATTACGGTATTCGCATCGTGCGTGAGTGCTAATGTTGTAAGGAGGACATGGTATGTTTATGTCTATTAGATTGCTTTGGATGGCCCACCCATAAGGTAATATACATCCAGGTCCATTTGATATTATACGATTGTACCATTCTTCTGTAATCTCGTGCCCGTGTCTATCCCACTTCCAGCATAAGTGATCATACTCATTTACTAAGGTATGATAATAGTCTTTTAAGGAAGTTAAATTAACTTTAAAATTTAATGGTATTACCGCTTGCTCTAACATTGATTCTCCAGTAAAATATTTAAGTAAATACCCCACGATGAGATACAATCTAGAAGATACACACATAGAAATATACTATAGCTCTACACCAGAATTTGAGAATGTAAGAAAGCAATGTTTAGAAGAAGATAACTGGTTAAGATATAATTATACCGCAGAAAATCTAGTGGTAGAGCAACACACAGGCTACGGAATAGTCTACCAAAAGTCTACCGGTAAACCTATGGTAATGGGCGGTGTGTTCAATGACGGACGATATCCAGCTAACGTGGCTAAACAAATTAATCGACTATATACATTTCCAGAGTTTCGCATGAAGCACACTGATATGACAGACGGGTTTAGAGTTACCTGTAGTTTAATAGATGCATTAGAAAAAGTAAACAATTATGATGTATACCTAATTACTATGCAAAATAGACCAAGGGGCGGTAAACGATGGTGGGATGTGTGGTGTAAACATATGGCAACTGCCAGTGATCAAAAATGGACACTAGGATCTGGCTATATAAAGACTTGTCCGCATAGCGTACAAAAATGTTGGCAGAACTTTGTTTATTTTGAAACACAACCTGGAAGCTATGCAACCTGGAGTCCAAGAACTATTACGCATACAGAATGGATGGCAATGCCAGAAGGTAAATGAATTTAAACACTAAAATAAGACTGCTACAGGCATTTAATCATATAGCAACTATTCCTGCTGTTATCTATGCTATCTACACACAACAATATTATCTATTTTTAATTGCGGCTATATCCTGGTTAGTTATAGGACCTATAAGTAGCGTAATTACACTACATCGCTTGTTGACTCATAAGAGTTTTAAAACCTATCAATGGTTAGAAAATACATTAAGTGTAATCAGTGTAATATCAACAATAGGCCCTACTATCAGTTGGGTCGGACTACATCGACAACATCATGCCGCTTCAGATAGAACAGGGGATCCGCATAGTCCATATATTAACGAAAAGTTTAATCTCGTGCAGGCTATTAAAGTGTGGTGGGGGTATGATTGGGATATACCCAATATACCTGTGGCTTACGTTAAAGACCTAATGAAGAAACCAATACACAAATTTATCTTTAATCATTATTTTAAAATCATATTTGTCTTTTCTTTAATATTGTTTTTAATAAATCCTGCCCTATGGTTGTTTGTTTATGTTGTGCCCGCCAGCATGACTGTTCATTTAATAGGTGTAGTTAATGTTCTAGGCCATGCACACGGGTATAGAAATTTTGAAACTAAAGATAAGAGCACTAACAGCTGGATTGCAAATATTGTAAGTCTAGGCGACGGATGGCACAATAATCATCATGCAAATCCCGGAGAGTGGAACACTAGAAAATTGTGGTGGGAATGGGATCTAATGGCACAAGTTATTAAATTAATAAGGGTGGAGCGGCCGGGGGATTCGAACCTCCGTCTCTAACTTGGACAGTTAGCGTATAACCACTTTACTACGGGCCGCGTTAATTAATGGAATAAGTTGATTAAACATTAACTCATTACCTACTTCGTTTACACCGTTGCAGGACAAGTTATATCCAGATTTGTATTCAGGAATTTTTCTAATCTCTGTAATACTATGATTAACTACCCCACTACTGAAATTAAACCACTCAGGGTGAAATTCTTTTTCTGATAAACAGTGAACAACTGGGATTTGTTTAAAATTCAAATATTGATCTATTTGCACTAATGCCCCGCAAAATCTATTACGCTGTAATTCAAAACTAAACATATATTTCTTATTCAGTAACAATGCTTCTAGTAATTCTTCTGGAGAAAGTTTAGAGTCTTTAAATTTTGTATCGCCTATATGATCTTGATACCACTGACGTGTAGCTAAAATACTACTTTCACCTTCTGTATTATCAAAAGTGTGGTCTTCACTATACCCCGGAAAACTGTGTATTTTTTTAATTATGGTATATCTATCTAACGATTCAATATCTCTATGCCATGCTGGAATATAAACCCATCTAGCTTTAGCATGAAAAATTATTGCTAGGTCTAGATTTTTGGTTTTTTTAAGGTCAAATAATATACGTTCTTCGGAACACATGGTAGTTCCTGTATGTATTATGTTTGCTGAATAGAAATCTTCAAGTTTTTTGATAAAAGAAAACTCTTGAACTCTATCCCACTCGCAGATACTATTTCCGTATATTCCGATATTCATAAGTAGGATTATTTATATGTGTAAATATCTTCATGGGAACTTTTTACATACCCTCTCCAGAAATAGCATACGTGCATGTTCCTCGCACTGGCATGGCTATGAAGAAAATCATTAGCGATTGGCTCAAACCAAATTTCAATGTTAATGATACAGATCCTTGGATGATTGATCATCCTCACTTAGGGATAGTTAAAGAGTATTATCCTTATGCTAAAACAATGACTGTTGTTCGTAATCCATGGCAAAGAATATACAGTCTGTATCGTAAAGTTAGCACAGAGGGATATTGGTTAGATTGGAATAATCAAAAACTGCTAGATCTAAAACCAATCAACGAGTGGGTAGCTGATTATTGCAACCCAGAAGTAGAATTCAATTTTCCTCGCTGGTTTACTCGTTTTACTAATCAGATTGATTTTATACATGTGAATGACGAAAACGTTGATTTCGTATGTAAAGCAGAAACTTTAGAATCAGACTTTAAAATAATACAAGAATACTTGAACTGTGATACTGTTTTACCCGACATCAGCGGTTATGATCACTACGAATTTAAAAAATACTTCAACGACTCTAGCGTTAAAGCAATCGCAAAGCTACATGAGCGCGATATTGAACTTTTTAACTACGCATAAATAAAGATAGGAACTTAAATTATGCTAGATATTCTAAAACAAAAAATGTTGGATTGGACTCCAGAGAAAGCTTCTGCTTTTTTTAATTCTACAATCGATCCCTCACAAGAAATTTATGCTACCAATATGTGGGAATTGTCCAATACAGGCTACTATTTGTACAGTTCTAGATACGCAGGGTATTTTGACTACAACGGTCGTTCGTATCAAATCTTTACGGGAGACCATACGGATACCTACGAGTTAAAGAAAAAATTAAGTGAAAGTGCAGAAAGAAATAAGACTACATTGGTAGAAAAACCAACCTTAGTTGAGTTAGTAAACATGCATGGCTATGTCCTTACATACGTTGAGCAACAACGACCCTATAATTGCTTAGGCATAGGATTAATGAACTTGATCAGTGTTCCAGAGAATCAACTTAAATCTGCATTGTTAGATTTTCTTGGCAAATATCTAGTTAGTGCAGAAGACCTAATTCGATCATTTGATGCTATTACGCAAACTCAGGATAGATATCCATCATCGTTTGATGATTTCTTCAGATACGATCCTATAAGCGATAAGTTTTTTTGGGCAGGAAATTTTAATTTTGATCATAGCAGAGATGATCTAATTGCAAATTTGCAATATTCTTTAACAATACAAGATGCTGTATTAGCTAAAAATAATCATCAGATATCTCTTAAAGACGAAACAAATAATATTATAAAATCTCAATGTACAATATTTCAACCTCTCTAATCGCTTTCCGCTTGGAAGAAAATGATAAAATAATTTATCAAGGGTCTTTACCTTATGATCTGTTGTCCTACATTTGTTACTCCCTGCCTAATGGTGATCTTAATCGAAAATTAATTTATCTCATCGAGGGAGAAGAGTTCACATATCAACATAATTTTACTTCTAGAGATAGCACATATCAAGAACTACTTTCATTAGAAAATTGGTGGTGGAACTGGAAAGAAGCTATTGCTGATGAGTTAGCAAAAGGAAGAGATGAAGCATCTCGATTATTACGTGAACAGCAAGATAGCGAAGCACAGGCTCTTCAAAATCAAATGATGCAGAATACAGCTGAAGATGCATTTAGACAATACCAGCAGATGGTTATTGAACAAAAGCAACTTACTGAAGAACAGGTTAGATTGCTGGAAGCAGAAAAATTGCGTCAGGACGAAAACAGAATAGCTCTAGTAAGAGGAGTCGCTTTAGATCCTAGCCTAGCTGTTTCAGCGTTAGAAAGCGAGTTTGGTCAGAACGGCGATATCCGACGCCAAGTAGCGGCAGTAATGGAGCGGGATATTGCAATATCTCGACAAGTTATAAGAATGCCTGCAAGCTATTGGACATCGAGCTACGAAATCATGGAAGTAATAGGATTACAAGTAAGCATTGATCACACATTTGCCCAAGAAGTTTCTGACAGGCTTCCTGACAACAGTAGTTTAAAAACCACAATGAAATCTTTTGGTTGGACTACATAAACACCTTGACATTATAGGTGTTTTGAAATTCTAACGCATCATCTGTATCATTAACCATTGGTTTGCCTTTGATGTTCAAGCTGGTGTTTAACAGCATCGGACATCCTGTAGCCTTATACCATATTACTAATAATTCGTAGAACTCGGGGTTATCTCGCTTTGATACAGTCTGTACACGACTACTGCCGTCAATATGAACGATAGCAGGAAATAGCTCAGGATTCCTACAACGAGCGACCACTTGCATATAAGGACTACTGCCGTTGCCAGGGATATCAAAGTAATAATGAGCCAAGTCTTCCAAAATTGCTGGCGCAAATGGCCTAAATTGTTGTCGTTGTTTGATATCATTCACACGTTCCTTTATTTCAATAGTTCTTGGATCTGCAAGTAGACTTCTATTGCCTAATGCTCTTGGACCAAACTCGGCAGATCCTCTAGCTACCCCACATATCCCAGATGTTAGCAATTCGTTCAGGATATTATGGTTGTTGTGCCTGGTACCTATATCATGCCCTAGATAAGGGCCTGTCCACTCTATATGTTTACCTAGCTTGGCCAGCACAGCTCCTATCGCACTTCCGCTATCCCCGGGTGCAGGCATAATCCACATGTTGTCAAAATATTTGTATGCTATAGGATTTGCTGAACAGTTTAATGCGCATCCTCCCATGAACACTAAATTCTTGCTAGGCACCATTTGTAAAGCGTATTGTAATACCCTTTCAAATACCAATTCGTATACTGCTTGTGTTGCGGCCGCAATATCAAACAAGTCTTGTTCTGTGGTTAGCTCAGGAGCCCAATCTTTACAACCACGATGTACATTTTGTTTTAATCGAAATATATGATTGTAATCATCATTAGGAAACTGAAAGAAGTCTGTTAGTATCCTAGTAAAATGTTTCTTAGGATCGCCGTATGCGGCCATGCCCATGAGGATGTATTCTTCTTCGTTGGGCTTCAAACCGCAACGCTGTGTCATTGCGCTGTACCATAGTCCTAGGCTATTAGGATAATCTAAATTGTATACTCTAATTAGATTATCTCCTTGACCTTTCCAAATAGTAAGTGTTTCGTATTCACCGATCGCATCAATAACTAAAACACACGCATCATCGAACTTTGATGTGTAGTAGCCGGCCGCCGCGTGAGCACGGTGATGGCTAACATATTCTATTGGTAAAGAAAACAAGTGTTTTTTTATGTATCGTCTAATATTGTTTTCTTTTAGATTTAGCCCCTGTCCGGCTTCTAGCTGTCTAAGTGTTTTTAGTAAAGGCTTCTCGTACCAAATAATTTTACTAGGTGTTAGTGATTTAGTATGTAGGTAATAGTGCAAGTCGGAAGCTAAATGCGGGTCATTTTTAACTCCAGACCAACGTTCTGTTTCTGTAGCAAATATCAGCCGATCACCATCAAATACAGCAACTGCCGCATTGTGACTATTGGCCGATATCCCCCAGGTAATCATTTGTAAATGAATGGGTCTCGCTGGCGTAATTCTTTAATACGCTGACGATCTTTATACCACTGCCAGGGAGTCATTAATATTCTTAAAAGTCGTTTCATACTGTTCCTTTAACCATGTGTAATCGTTAATCTTACTTATTTCGCTAAGATGCTCGAGGCCAAATTTCTTGCCAGCCAGTGCTCCTGCATATCCTTGTGCGCCGAACGGAACATGATTATTCAACTGACACCAAAAATATAATCTAGCTTCAGTTTCTGCAGACACTTGCCCATCTATAGTTTTACTGGCAAGTTTAGCACACTCTCTAAAAGCACTACGCCATGTACTAAATGCATCTGTGTTAAAGGCTGTAATATTGCTAACTTTTTCCATAGCCTTAAACTTAGAGCTGATACTGGTAGTCATATCAGGTTTAGTTAAGTCCATTGCTAGAGTAAGTTTCTTAGGGAGCAATTTGACTCCACCGTAACCATATTCTAAATTATTAAGCGGGTTGCGACTGCGCCACACATGCACACATTCTAAATCCCATTCTGGTACTTTGTAATCAAAGTTAAAAGAATCTAGTATTTGTGCATCGCCGTCGACTACCCAAAACATTTCAGTAAAGCTCATACGTGCGGCCTTAATGTGTGCTTGATGTATACCCTTAACATCTTTAACACGTTTAGTTAAAGGAAATCGTGATTTAACCTGCTGATAGTTTTCTTCAGCGTTTGGTTCTCCATAACTGATAAAAATTAGATCATACACGATTGAGCCTGTAAAATTCGTCGAAGGTGTTTACTACGTATGCGCTTGTATCTGCATTAAGAACAGGCACACTAATAAAATCTTTTGTTTTTGTTTGATACATTTGAATTAGTTCTAATGGATCTGTTCTAAATATTTTATCAAACATTTCATTTAGAATTTCAAAGTCCCGAACATTGGTAATGTCCCAATCAGTACACATAGTAAGGTGAACGCCTTGCCATGCACCGGCTATTGCCCATGCACCTTGATCGGCATGTATGCCCAATGTGAGCCACTGCTTTAGTCTATGTAGGTTTTCCCACCAGATTACTTCTTTAGCGGTCTTGCCTTGTTCTAATCGTAGGCCGCGATCTAAGCACATCTTTACACCTTCACGGAATCCTGCTCGCCATGCTTGTAGTGGTGTTGTGTTTATGACAGTATCAGAGTAGCTGACAATAAGCGGATAGTATCCTGCTTCCCAACAAAAGTCTACTTGTCCTTTATCTTCTTCTGCGGCCTCGTGTGTTTTCATATTAAGCACAAAGTCCTTGCGCCATGCCTTAAGGCTGCCGTTGCCGTAGCGCAAGCCGTTGATGTTGTTGCGCCCCGGCCAATTAAATGCTTGAGCATTTGGATACTGACCTAGATCAATTTCTAAATCCCAGAACTTGGGATTAACAATGTTGTCTGCGTCTACAGTGACAAACCATTCTGTTTCACTTAGATTGGCCGCCGCCTTATGACACGCATCACTACCCTTAACACCATGCACACGCTTTGCCCAAGGCGCCTCCTGTAGCAACCTAGCATAATTTAATTCTGCATTTGGTTCATCATATGAGATGAATATGCAATCTAATTCATTAATTTTTAGCAATGACATAAACTGATATTGGGCTCGGTCCTTCGTAACATAATTCTATAGGTGTTCCGTTGATAAAATCGGTTACTTGTATTTCTTTAGTATCATATAGATTATAGGGATTACCTTTTTCTGTGATATGTATATTATACACTTTTTCTTGCACCAACGTCAATCTTTCAATATTTTCTTGATTAGTCATGCTATCAAAATGGTGTTGATCGTAGTGGAGCTTTAGAACATTTTTACTTAGTTGTGCAATTATAGCACAGTCTGCTATAAAATTCTCATAAGGTCGGAGAGATTTAACAGTTTCTAGATCGTCATTTCTTACAATCGAACTATTAAACATACGTTTACGTCTAAACCCTGTTATTGAACTTTTTTCAAATAGCGGATAATACTCGTTTATATTTTTAAAATCAGTAAAAAATGGTTGTATCAATTCCCAGGGAACCTCTACTACAGAAGATTCTAGATCTTCTATATAATGAGCTCCTACAGATTGAATATCAAGTGTAGAGGAATTAAATTTTACATAATGTCTTTGTATTTGTTCCATACCTTCTCCTCTAATAGATTAACTAGATTTTCACTGATTAGATCTTTTTGTGTATAGTGTAAAATATCCTGCTGATAATACGGTCCAATTTTTACGTTGAAATCTTTGTTGTAATGAAATGCAATATAGTCTGTCCAATTACCTGCAGACTCGCCAAACCCCTGCGACCTAGATTTCATATGAGTAAATCTAGGAAATGGTAGGGTAGGATCGCTCATATCTTCGACCATGTCTAACATCTTTGCAGTTAACGCACATGCTTCGTCGGTAGGTATACTTTCAAAATTACAGTTAGTTAATTGCGACTTCCATGTTTCTGGATAATCAGTTAATGCTCGCATTATGTCCCAAAATTTAGATGTTTCCCTACTTTGTTTGAAGTACAACCAACCAGAGTAGAAATCTGGTAGATTGTTTTCAGTAAACACTCTTCGATAATACTTGTTAGTCATGGTGTCGCCTCTAAATGTCATGGGCCGAGTAGCACACCATAGGTCATGTTTTTGCATGTGGGGCCACCAGTGACTAACATCATTAAGGAATAAAAAATCACCATCAATGAATACTGTTTCTTTGTAGGGAGTGTGTTCATATGCCCTTGACCTGGCATTCATCCCTTTTGGGCCTTCATAGTCTATGATACTGTCAAATACCCAAGACAGTTTTAAAGACTGTGCATTTTTTACATTAGTTGTAGCAATGCTTACATTGCCATAACCTTCTGGTTGAGTTAATTTTATAGTCAACGCAGTTATATAGGCTAACCTAATATAGTTTGTTTCTTTAACATTATTGGCTATCATAAAATAGCCCTTGTCTAATAATTTTTCAATCATGTAAAGTACCCAATGAGTCTAGGTTTTCTAGTAACTCTATTTTGTTCATCATGTGAATGTCTTGACCAGCAGTCTTGATTAATATGTTTTGATCGCCTGCTACCCAGGTTAATCCGTTCTTCGTGATTTTTACCAATGAATCTCTATCATTAAACAAAACTGGACTAGGGAGTGCTATATAATATTTTTCAGTACCAAAGCCTCCCATGATATGGCATGCAACAGTAAACGCATAGTCGTTGCGGAATCTTCTAGTGTCAAATTGATACAGCGTACCATACCATGTCCAATTTTCTCTAATATGGTCTACTAGATCAAAAAGAATTTTGTTTTCGGGAGTCTTGTCGAATATAATGTTTGTTGCCCACAGCATGTGAAGACTTTGTGGACTGAATGAAAAGCTACTTCCGCCTCTATTAGGGCATAGGTCTTTCATATTTTCACATATCATAAAATTGTAGCCGCTATCTAGATATTCTTTTAGCCTATTGCTGAATACTAAAAAATCGCTATCAATTAATAGTGTGCGATCGTAAGGAGTAAGATCGTAGATTTTATTTCTGTTGGTATTTTTAAATGCAATACTTTCCCCACATAGTACTCGAGAGTTATTGCTGTTGCCTGCTTCTGTGATAATAGTTTTATCAAAGATAGTGGTATCAATTTTTTCTAAAGTAAGAAAGTCTGTTATAAGACTGACTGGTATGTTGAGATGTTTTTTAACTAGGTCGGCCGCAAGAACCGCTTGTGGACCGTAGTCAATGTTGCCATCAAAGGCAAAGATACAGCATCCACGATTCATAGATCTACCAGTTTAGCCGCAGTTCGTTTTTGTTTAATCTCGTTATAGTCTGTTAGATATCTATTAGTGACTTCAAAGTATGTTCCAATTACTCGTGCTTGGAAATCCTCTAAGTTTTCAATCTCAACAGGATAGCCGTTGTCGTCTAAGATAACAGCAGATCCATATTCTTTAATAGAATTAATAAAACCAATTAGTGTTCGATCAACGGTAAACATGCCACCGCAGTAACCTATAACAAGTTCTGCATGTGCTTTGTCTTTTAATCGTTGTCTTTCAATTCCGAGAGTTTGTCTATAATCAGCATGTTCTAATGCCTTAACTAATCTGTCGTCCATTTCAACCTTTTAATTAGAATGACGGTTGTATTCCTGGATAGCCCGGAGCATAGTAAACAGTACCGTCTATGTAATTATACACATGGGTCTGACCTGTGGGTTGAATATTGAAAGGATAAGTCACAACTTGATTAAGTCCAGGATTGCCAGTCGAAACGGTACTAGAACCGCCTGCGCCGACATACATATTCTGGATTGCCGCAACTACTATAATAGATTTAGCTTGTAATAAATCAGCAGTGTCTAATCCTAAAAACATAACAAAGTAACTGCTGGTATAATTTGCATCTGCTTCGAAGACTTTTGCTGTCGGAGTTATAACTTGAGTTAGTGGATCTGGATTTACCAGCATGTTCCCGCCATATACTCCGCCAGTTTGTCCTATTGTTGCAGTATAAGCTATACCTTGATTAAATTGAGTAAAGGAATTTCTAGTAAGCCTAAAACTTCCCATACCACCAGTTAGATCAGCCCAGCCTTGACTAATTGGATTTTGAATAGATGGCACAAAACTAAAATTCCATGTTATATATCCGCCGGCATTCCAAAAACTTCTAAATGCGGCATTACTTGGAAAATCAACTTGGTAACGGAATCCGTGTGCTTGTGAAAAGGAAATATTGCCGCCGTGTGCAGTCCATGAACTTTGAGTTAGTCTACTTGAAGATGCTGTATTTCTATTTGTATAGGTGTAGTCAACAGCCGCACTCAATCCATTATAGTCAGATTGTGTGACCAAATATTTTGTTGTTACAGGTACTCTAGATGTAGGTTGATATCGTGTATTGGCAATTTGTTGATAACATTTATCAACATCTTGTGCAATTTGATCATACTCAATACCAGTTATCGTATCGTTGGTGTTTACTATACTACTTGTGTAACTTTGATTCCACCCTAGATCAACTGTACTACCGTCAGGAGTTCCTAGAACTGCTGTTACCTTGCCTTGCAAAAGATTCCAGTCATTATGGTTAACTGCATTAGTTGAGCCGGACACTGGAGCAGATTGAATTGATAAAGTAAAAGTTCCAGACGATGTATTAAGTGACGCATCTGTTCCGGTAACGGTATATGTGGTAGTCTGGGAAGAAGCTGTAGGGGTTCCAGTAATAGCACCGTTGGCAGTATTAAAGTTTAATCCTGTTGGAAGACTTGGGCTAATACTGTATGTGACAGCTCCAGCCCCACCAGAAAATGACACAGGAATAAATGAGCCTACTGATGTTCCAGCAGTGGCTTGTTTGTTAGGAACTGCTACTGTGGCGGTTATTTTAAGGCCTAAAAGTGCCGCAGTTTCTGCAATAGTTGAAATAGAACTGGTTAAATTATGACTGGGGTTAGCAATATTAGCTGCCGCCCAATCACCACCTTCGTCTAGTTTGATATACTGAACTCTGTTATTTCCTAACTCTGCCAATAATATATTGATAAAATTATCAGTTAGCGCAGGAGGAACCAAGGTGTCATTGATGTTGTTTACAAAAATAAATTTCACGTTGGAATTTTTTACAGCACTACGCCATAAACCCGGGCTTGCTTGTGATCCATACTTGTATCTAGGCGAAGCCGCTTGCAATGCGACGCTGTTGCCTGTACTGTTTACATAGCTATTGACAATGAATTTTGCAGTCTCAGTAACTGTTGCATCGTTTAAGGTAACGTAGTCTAGATCCATTGGTCCAACTACTGGACAGATAGCGGTAATTGGTCCTTGTCCATAGTCGTAAATATATTTCATACCAGCATAGGCTACTAGATGTCCGCCTGCACTTTCTCCAGAAATTATAAGTCCATATGTGTTGGCCCTAGCTGAAATCGTATTCCATAATGTGCTATAACTAGACCCGGCACCGGTAACTGTGCAGAATCTTATAATGGTCTCAACGTCATCTGCTCCTGCAGGATGGTAGTTTGCCGTACTACCTGGTGACGGGATGTAGATGGTGTCAGTAGTAGCTAGACGATAGTTACAGTTAACAACGATATAGCCTTTCTGCGTCAGCTGTCTTATTTGGTCATCATCGTTGATCCAATATCCAGCCTGGCTTGTTAAAAAACCGGCGCTCGATTTGGCACCACCTGACCAGCCACCACCATGAACCCAAATTATAACTCCTTTTGGTGTTACTCCCTCTACTTGAAAGATATCACATTTTTGAATAGCGTCGGCGCCATAAGGTACATCGAGTGAGACGTTAAATGATGCTGGATTAGAAATCGTCAAGGAGAACTGTGCAGTAGCTGATACTCCTCCACCAGAGACTGTGACTGTATATGTAGTTGGTCCTTGGGTAGTTGCGACTCTTCCTGTAATTTCACCAGTCTTGGCATTTAAATGAAGACCGCTGTCAAAATACACAGGGCTAAGGGCACTACCTAAATTAGAAGTGCGGCCCGGTGATATAGTCCATGTTCCCCTAGTCGAATCTGTAGGAAATCCTAAAACTGATCCCTCTGCTATGCCTGCTCCAAAAATTCCGTCTCCGACTTTAAAGATATTCTCGTTGGTATAAACTATATGAAAATACGCTACATCAGTTCTTCCGACTATGGCTTCGATCCAACAAGTTGAAGTTCCGTCTAAAGGACTTAGCGGTAATGAAGGATTAATAGTGTAAACCAATTGCCCCACTCCGCCTGATCCGATTACTGGAGTAAATTTTGCCACCACTTGTGCTTTGATGGTAGTTGAAGGAAGGACAACTGTTGCCGTCGGCGCCGGAGGAAAGTATGCGTACAGTGTTCTATTTGGTGCACCTTGAAGTAGTCCGGTATCGTATAACGGATTAGTTACATTATACCCGCCGTCCTGCATGGTTCCTTCTTTACCGTGGTCGATTAAGTACTGTTGTGCATCTGCCTGAGTAGTAGTTGGAAATAATTCTAACAAACATGCCAACAGTCCGGTCACCTGCGGACTTGCCATTGATGTACCATTAATCTTAACTTGATAATAGTTGCTATTTCTAGCATCAGCTACGGCACCGCTGTAGGTGGTATTGTTAAAAACCGAACTCATAATATAAGAACCAGGAGACCATACGTCAATTCTAGGACCTGTTTCAGAATATCCTGATTTGATATCAATGTAGGAAGAACTTAGAGCACCAACTACAATACCATTAGAAACTGTAGTAAATGTTCCTCTATTATAATAATATGTTGTTCCAGAAGTTACAAGACTGTTATTATAATCTGGATCAGTTGTAGATTGATCATCTCTAGCTATCTTTGTAGAATAATTACCAGCGGCACTGACTACTATAATTCCTGCATTGATACAGTCTTGTAATTGTGATTCGTATGCGGGATATCGATATAGTATTCTAACCTGGGTATTATTATAAGTTGGAAAACCATAACCATTAAGGGTAGCTACACTAAATCCGCCCGACGGAGCTGTGTAAGTAGTTCCTCTGTAGGTAACCGAACTGATAGTAGATATATCAATAACTTTTTGAATGACCCAACTGTTGTTTATAATTGTCGGATTTCTAGTACCAGTTGCAGGGTTAACCGCCTTGTTCTGGTGCCAATATTTTATGTACTCAAAAAAGTATCCGTTAATAAACTGATTAGTAGTAAAGTTAAAAGAATTGCTATCATTGCCATATGGATATATGTTGTAGATGTTTGCGCCCCTTGCCCAACCGTTAGTATTACCACATGCGATTCCTGCAACGTGTGAGCCGTGCATGTTATTGGTTTCTAATGCCGCGCTTGCTCCTTGGGATTGTTTGTAAGGAGTATAGATATAGTTTCCATTACTTGTACCCCATAGTCCAGTGCTGAGACTCAACCAGTTGAATTGGTTATAGCGGCTTCCGCCAGTTCCGTCTGAATTCACTGCAAATTCCGGGTGAGCCGGATCAGCATGTCCGTCTACTATAACTACGTCTACGTTGGTACCGTTGTATGGAATGTTTACAGTAGCTGATACATCAAATAGCTGTTGTGGACTGTCACTACCCCATTGGAATCGCTGAACACCTTCGTAGGCTCTCAAGATACCCCAGTTATTATCGCCTTGAGCAGTTATATATCCTCTACTCCATAAATTAGAAGTTTGCGTGTAACCGCCAGCAGGTACAGCTTCGACTCCTAAATCCTTCATGGTTCTAGTTATTGCCCATACCCTAGGATCTTGTTTTAATAACTCGGCTTCAGCCTCAGTCATCATATAATGCGTACAGCGACTGACAGTTGGGTTCAAGCAACATTCAATGGCTCGATCAGGAACACATTCACTGCCTCCTGAATTTATAATTTCTTCGTGCAGAGATTCAGCGTCTTCAATTCTGTGTACGATTACAATGTATTCAATTAATTCAGTCATGTTATTCCTTAGGTCAGCACACCGGCGCTAGACGTAGCCGCAGAGGCTGCAAAGCTATATGGGTATTTTTGAGTTATAGTCAATGCAATGTTACCGTCAATAGCATCAGGGCCACCTCCGACTCCTACATGATTATCAACCAACAGCATTACAAGACTCAATGAAGAAGCCGCCCCGGGTAGCGCATCTAAGTAGACCTGAAGGTTAAAATAGTTGCCTGTGTAATTTGTATCTTGGTCATATTGTCTGAAAAAAGTTGAAGGAATCGTACTAAATCCTCCAATGCCGCTGGTTACAAAAGTACTTCCTGCCCATGCGTTGCCAGTTTGTCCACTGGTAGTGGGTGTGATGTAGATAAATCCCATATTAGTTAATAGATTACTCCACCCTTGATTCTGCGGAGTCGCCGAGCCAGCATATCTAGACACGTTGAAGAAAATGGCTCCTCCACCATTCCAGAAAGAATTGAAGTTATTAACGCTACCAAATGGAATTGTGTAGGTAGCACCCAATGTTGCGGTCCATGTGTATGCTTGTGTGTCACTGAACACATTGGTCTGTGTAAGTTGGCCACTGGCTGCACTTGTTTTATAAGTGTTAATATAAGTAACCGCCGCCGAAATATTAGACAAGTCGACTTGATATACTCGATCGCCTGTGGCTTTAGTAGGAAGAGCCGAAGCTGAACCTGTGATATGTGTGTAGCAAAAATCAATATCGTTTTTTAATTTATTATAATGAGTGCTATTGATTTTTACGGAACTATTAACCTGAGCACTTTGTATGCTCGACGCCTTGTTCCATCCGTAGTTTAATCCATTAGGTGCTCCCATTACGTTGGCTATGGTACCCTGTAACGGATTCCAATCTGTTGCGTATACTTGTCCCATATTAGTTCCTTATGATATGCTATCTGTAATATTTGACGTAGTGGGGGTCTTGCCAAATGCATAGTATGTGTTAACAGTCCACGCAAAGCCTGCATCGATATAGTCTTCTAGGGAGGCGCCTTTTGGTAGATGCGGATCTGATAATGTAGCAGTAATAGTAAAGCCTGTGCAGTTAAATGCAGTAGTTCCGCCATTTGGTGTAATGGTTATCTTGTACTGATTGCCAGTATAGTTTGCATCAGTGGCAAGAATTTTAAAAGCGATACTTGCATTAGCACCAACTTGACCGTTTTGTAAAATGTTGTAAAGTCCGCCGTTTGGAAAAGTTCCGCTACGTGATTGATTTTCTTGGACTCCTGCAAGATTACCAAATACCAGGGTTCCTACAGACTGCAATAATTGACTCCATGAGTTTGTCTGCGAAGTGCCACTACCTCCAGAAAAGGACGCCCCAATTGTGATAAATCCTCCTAAGTTGGCCCACCCACGAAATTCAGCATTGCTTCCCCAGTCTAGTGTAACTGAGTGTATTCTATAGGCTGACCAAGTTGTTCCATCGCTGTAAGAGTGGGAATTTAATTGTGAAAGATTTTGCACACCTACAATGTTTCGATTAGTATAAGCAGTATCTGTTCTAGTTGATAGCGGAGTTAAGTCTTCAGTTCTAATGATCTGTCCCTCACTGAATGTAGACAGGCCTAGCTCTAAACCAGTTTGGTGTGTGTAAACAGTACTTAAATCAGCGATCATCAAGTTGACATCACGCCCATATACTCGATTTCCCAGCTGAACTGCTACGCCACTTACAGCAAGGTTGTATCCTATGTCAAGGACAGATTGACTGGGAGGCCCTAAGACTGCTCCTATTTTTCCTTGAATATTGTTATAATTAAGTGCTATTACCTTACCGGTTGCCATATTTTAAACCCTAAAACTTTCTCCGCATCCGCAACGATCTCTTTCGTTTGGATTGATAAAATCAAATCCTTCGTTCAACCCGTTGCGTACCCAATCCATCGTTAAGCCATGTAAGTAAGGTTCGTCTTTAGCACCGACCAAGACCACAAAGTCTTGTTGAGCATAATTAGTGATACCTACTTCGGGCTTGTATTCATCTACATATTCAAGCACATACGCTAGACCACTACATCCTGTAGTTTTAACACCTATCCTAATACCAACTCCTTTGCCTCTTTTGGCCAGGGTTTGTGATACTTTTTTGACTGCTTCAGATGTTAAAATGATCATAATATGTAACGATAAATATCTATAACATATTTAGCAGGCAAACTTACACCTATGGCATACTCAGATAAAGTAATCGATCACTATGAAAATCCACGTAATGTTGGTAGTTTTCCAAAAGAAGACACCGATGTCGGTACAGGCATGGTCGGTGCTCCTGCCTGCGGTGATGTTATGAAGCTACAAATAAAGGTAGACTCAGATGGTATTATTAGAGATGCTCGTTTCAAGACATATGGCTGCGGATCAGCAATCGCCAGTAGCTCGCTGGTTACAGAGTGGGTTAAGGGTATGCATATTAATGATGCTTCTAACCTTAAAAACTCCCAAATTGCCGAAGAATTAGCATTACCGCCAGTTAAGATACATTGTTCAATACTTGCTGAAGATGCTATCAAAGCCGCAATAGCAGACTACAAAGAAAAACACAAATGAAAATAGCTGTCATTGGAGCAGGATCTGCCGGAGTAATTTCAGCCGCACAGTTATGTGCTAATGTGCCTAACGGATTTGAAATCGTTAGCATATACGACCCTAACACAAAGATACTAGGCATCGGTGAAAGCACTAATAGCGGGTTAATTACAGTATTAGAACAAGCCTGTGGATTCAGCTTCATGGACGACCTAGATGCAATGGACAGCACTCTAAAGTTTGGCAACAAGTTTATGGATTGGCGATCAGACGATTGGTTCAATCCCTTGCTTGACGGTGGCGTTGCTATACATATCAATAACTTTAAACTAAAAGACTTTGTGTTTCCTAGACTTGCTGAACGCTTTCCTTTAAAGTTTAAAACCACGGAAGGCCTAGTAGACGATATTGTCAGCACAGGCAACGGAGCAGATGTTATTGTAAACGGTGTTGCCCATCATTTTGATCATGTTGTAGATACGCGGGGCTTTCCTAAAGACTACTCTGGATATCATATTGTAACCAGCCTTCCGTTGAATCACGGTATCATTCACACAGAATATAAACCCGGAGATTGGCAGTACACGGAACATCGCGCTACTGCAAATGGTTGGATGTTTGGCATTCCTTTGAAGCATCGCAGAACCTACGGTTATTTGTTTAATGACACAGTTACGCCTGTGGAACAAGCCTATGAGGACATCTGTCGTATATTCAATGTAGATGTTGACAATGTTGGCCGGCTTGAAGGTCAAATAGAATACGAATTTAAAAGCTACTACGCTAGGAAAGTCTACGAAGGTGGCATACTTAAGAATGGCAATCGTGCTATTTTCTTTGAGCCTATCAGCGCCAGCAGTATCTATTTTTATGTCTACACCAATTACATATTCATAGAACATCTCAAAGGCAACATAACACAAGCAGAATTGAACGAGCGATTTGTAGACTACGCACAACAGCTAGAAGATATG